ATACAAGTGTTTATAACAGTAGTGTAACCATAACATGTCCTCTATTACAAATCACAGTACCCGGCTTCAACAGCCCGGTAAACTTTCCTGATACTGTAATACAACCCGGTTTTAACTTAAACCTTACAGCTTGTGATCTTGAATTACAAGTAGCTCAATGTGGTACTATTTACAATGATTTACCTGATGGTATCTACATTATCAAATACAGTGTACAACCACGAGATATTGTATATGTAGAGTATAATCATTTAAGAATTACTAAAGCTCTTTGGAAGTTACAAGCTTTGTATTGCGATCTTGATTTAGCAACTTGTGAACCAGGAGCTGACAAAAGAAAAAAAATGGCAATGTTAAGAGATATAGAATCATACTTAAAAGCTGCTAAAGCAAAAGTAGAGTTCTGTCACGAACCTTCAAAAGGTATGGAACTTTATAACTATGCTGTTAAGTTACTCGATAAAATGAACTGCAAATCCTGTCATTAACCAATAAACCAACAAGACCATGAAATGTCCTAATTGTAACAACACCTTATCATGCGGGTGTCAAAAAAGAGTAGCATCAAATGGTGCTCAAGTATGTACAAGTTGTATAGCTTCTTATGAAGTAAAAATTCATAAACCAAAAGCTGATACAAATCAAACACATGTTGATATCCCAAGACAACATCAAAACACTGCCCCTACAATAAACAGTGTAACTGTAAACTTAGGAGGTTTGTAATGCTTATAGATCCCTTAAACATATTCCAAGATATAAAAGAAACAATCTTATTGGAGTATGTTAATGTGAAAGTAGTATGTGCTTTTGGTAGCAGAGTCTCCGGAGTTAGTACTGGTCAAAAATGGGACTTTGATGTATTAGTAGTTTATGAAGGACAGAAACTTCTACCACATGAACTGCTACTATTCTTAAGATCTAAGTTTGATCAAAGAATAGATGAAAATGGAAAAAATGTAAAGGTAGATGTTTGGACACTATCTGAAGATAAATTTGAAGATTTTAAAAACAACACAAAAAACGTAGTAGATGTCTGTATGTTATAACTTAATATCTTGTACTGGGAATGACCCAGATATTCTTGGGGTAACAGATTCTATACTATCTGGCCACATAGATGATTTAGTATCTATCAATGGTGATAATACAAAGAAATACTATGTGCGAGCTACTCATCAGTTAATAGCTCCAGAGATTGATAATACATCTTTTTTATGTATAGGTAGTCCTGTGATTCAGTATGAGATCTCATCTATTTTATACAATGGTGTAGAACAAGTACTTTCTCCTCAGATTTATAACTTAAATATAAGTAATATAGTACCTTTAACATGTTCAGGTATATCTTGTACTAACGGTATTTGTCCTATAGGTATTACTAATTATGAAAACTTATCTACCTTTTTAAATACGGTATTTACACTTTACGGTATACCATTACAAGCTAACCCTATTTATTTACCTTCAACAACGGGTGGATATGGGGGAGTTGTTATTAATGCTAGTAATAATGATGAATTTACTATAGAGATAAAAAGAACATCAGGACCATTAAGTCCTATGACTTATACTTACGGTATTGATAATATTGGTAATGGGTTTTATACAGTTAATGGTGCTTATACAGCATATTCAGGAGTTAAAACAGATTTTTGTTTAGGGACTGACCATGCTATTAGTTCAGTTACAGTTGAAAACATATGTGAGGTAGTTGTTCCATGCGGATGTCCTGATGGATATACTCTTAGTGATGATGGTACAGAATGTACTTTATTTGAAAGTGTATCTGCTACTCAAAACCCTACTACTTATACTGCAGCTTTAGGTACATTTGCTGTAGGTTATTATGGATCTGAAGCTGGTCAATTTTATGAAGATATTAGTGCTAAACCATGGCCTATAGTTGCAACTAATGGTCCTTGTCCTATAATTGCGGGAACATGTAGTATTTTAAATGATGCTACTATAACTCCTTTATTAGTAACGAATCTTGTTGCTAATACTATATGGGGAGGAGTTACACCTACAACTGATTATAGAATTAGAGTTGCTGGTATATGGACTACTGCCGCCCCTTCTCCCGTTAATGAATGGATTGGATTTACTTACTGTGTAACTCTTACAACTACCAAAACATACTACATCGCTTTTGCTGTAGATGATTTTGCTAAGTTTTATCTTGATGGTAACTTAATGATTGATCACTCAGGAGTAGGTTGGTCATTTAGAACATGGAAAATTATTCCGTTAACTTTAAATGCCGGTACTCATATTATTGATGGTCGTGTATTAAACTCTGGTGGATCAGCAACTTTTGCTTTTGAAATATATGATGCTACATTGGCTCAATTATTAGCAGTAAATGCTGTTGGTGATATTGATCCATATATTGTATTTAGTACTAAAGATTATATTGGACAAACATGGCAAACTGGTGAAGTATCTGGGTATACTTGTCCAAACGGGTATTCTTTAAATACTTGCGATGGTTTAGTATGTAGTCGTACACTTACTGTACCATCTACTCCATGTTGTTATTTACTTAGAGATTGTAAAACAGGAACACTTATAGTTACTGATACAGACTTATCTTCTTATGTAGGTCAGACAATTATTATTGAAGAGTTTGAAGGATGTTTTGCGGTAGAAGTATCTGTTACAGAATGTATACAACCACAACCAGTTACAGTAGGTGATGCTTTCATTAGCTGTGATCAATGTGCACCTTGTTATACACTTACTAACTGTAGAGATACTGACTTGACTATAAAAGTAACTAATGACTTACTTACAAGCATAGGTCAGATAGTTCTTGTTAATGGTGACTGTTGGACAGTTACTGAACAAGCTCCTGATTGTGTAGGTGCTTTACCTGTAATCATTACAGCTACATATGATGATTGTTATTCATGTTTACCTAAGTGTTATATCTTAACTAAGTGTGATGATCCTAGTTATAGTGTTACTGTAACTACAGATCTTTCTCAATATGTAGGACAAGTTGTACACCTTGAAAACTGTGGTACAACTTGCTGGTTAGTAGAGGAAACAATCTTATGTGAAGACTGTTTAGATGTCGTAGTATCTGAGTCTTTTAGAGACTGTGATACATGTGCACCATTACCACCAGAACTACCAGAAATCGAGTTACACCCACGTAAGGTAAAACCAGGATACGATACACCTGGATGTGATCCTGAATATACAGAAAAAGTAAACTGCAAATACTCGGATTATCTCTATAACGAAGTTATGAGTAAACGTCATGGAGTAACTATTTGCTGTCAAGAAGAAGCTCTTAAGTGGGAGATAAAAAAGAACTTACTTGATCTTAAAACTATTTACGATCCAAACATGTGTAAGTCTACACTTAATAAATGTTGTCCACCTAGTTGTGTTGAAAGTTTATTATATGTATTCCAAGCAGTAGCCTGTCCTGCACCTACTGATGTAGTATCTGTTTTTGATGCCCCAGTTGATTGTCCAGAACCAGGTCCATTTATAAGAAGCATATTAACAGTCCAACCTAAATAAGTTTGGCTATGATGAAAAATATTTGTATATTAACCGGTAATAACGTAAGTTTAAGCCACAATAAATAAGAACATGAAACCATTAAATACACCAAACGAAGGCTGTGATCCAGTATCATCTAACTGTGTTATCTGGCAAGGACCAGATATCCCGTGTTTAAAGCTATGTAAAGGTGATAGTGTTTCTTCAGTAGTACATAAAATGGCCACAGAACTATGTGACATCATGACTACTTTAGATATTTCTAGTTATGATCTTTCATGTTTTAACTTAAAGTTATGTCCTCCGGAAACATTCACTGAGTTGATCCAGTTCATAATGGAAAGAATCTGTAAGCTTGAAGGCTGTACAGGTTGTAAACCAGACTGTGATAATAACTCAGTTCCTCCTGTTACACCTACTTCTGCAGCTGGTTGTCCAGACTGTATAGTTGATGTAGCATCTTGCTTCTATTTCACAAACCAACTTGGTGATCAGATCACAACTATGCAGTTGTCTGATTATGTACATGCTATTGGTAACAAAATTTGTGGTATTATTGATGGTACAGTTACAATCAATGCTACCCTTGCTAACCAAGGTGCACGTATTAAAGCTTTAGAAGAAGAACCAGCTCCAGTAATTTTACTTCCTAGTATTGTTCCTTCTTGTGTTTTACCACCAGAAGCTGCTGAAATAGATGTTGTATTGCAAGCTTTAGAAACTCAGTTCTGTCAATTAAGAGGATCTACAGGATATCCTGATCAAATCTTCTTTGCTATTGATAAACAACCTGCAGGATTAACTCAAGCTAATGCATTAAGCTTTGTTGGAACCATGGGTTCTATTCCAGGTTGGAACAGTGTTGTAAATAACTTAGCCGATTCATTCACTAATATGTGGTTGACTATCGACGATATTAGAAAAGCTGTGCAAACTATTAAACTTAACTGCTGCCCATCAGGATGTGATGGAGTACTTATCAATCTTAGTGGATATTCAGTTGATGCTAATAGTATCAAGTTATATATAACAGGTACCATTCCTTCTGGATTCTTACCTTGCTCTGGTAATACTTTATTTACTATTACTGATGCATTAGGAAACTCATTCCAGTATCCAATCGATCTTCCGGTATACATGAATAACCCAGGTGGTGTTACTATTAATTTAGTTTCAACTCCAGTTAATGGATCAAGTAACTTAACAGTGACTGCCAGTCCATGTTTAACTAACAACACAACTAATGCTACATGTCAATCAGCTCTTAACTTATATATTGTCAACCAAAACAACTGTCCTGTTGTGACATTAACTCAAGGTTTAACAAGTATTAATTACGGTATAGCATTAACAATAGCTAATACAACATACACTGTAGAGTTATGGAATAACACAAACAGCACATTATTACAAACAGCTGTACATAGTGTTGTATCTCCTGCTGCTATATCTGGTACGTTTACCGGATTAACAGGTGGTACATCTTATAATGTAAGAGTAAAATTAATGATAGGTACTATAGAATCTGTATGTCCTTTCGCTGCAATAAGTACTCTTCCTGCATTGTGTCCTGCTCCAACTAGTGTAACATCAAACTTAGAATACTAATATCATGAACTGTAAAAGCTGTAATAAATGTAAAAAAGACTGTGGTTGTCCTCAAGGGTTTACCACAGCTAATGTATGTGCAACATCTTTACCGGTTTGTGCTAACCCTGATCCTTGTACAGAGACTTTCAATGCAGCATGTATAGTATACATGGGCGATGATATTGTAGATGTTGGTATTAAAAAAGGTGATCGTATGGATTTGATCATACAAAAACTAGCTTTAATAGCAGTTAACCCGGGATGTGGTTTACCTACATCAGCTTGTAATGCTGTAGTAGGATTAGCAACAACATCTATTAGTAGTAGTATAATCAACTTAAGTTGGTTACTTGTTATCGGTGCTCTTAACTACTCTGTAGAATACAGACAAGTATCTTCTTTAACATGGTTAGTAAACCCAACATTAGGTCCTACTGCTACAAGTGATTATATCACTGGCTTAGCAGCAGCAACCGAATACTATATTAGAGTAAATGCTATCTGCTCAGTAGGTAACTGTTACTCATTAACGATCAAAGTAAAAACCAAATCAGTATAAATCTTAAAAACAAATCACAATGGCAGCAATACCCGCATCAATCACCGTAAACTTTACCAGCAACTATGCCGGCCCCCACAGAATCTGTTGGAGAGTTGGTGGTTCTGGTCCTTATAACTGTACAACAATCGTATCATGTCCTGGAGGAGGTAACCCTTGTACAGGTGTTATTACTTTTACAGTAGATAATGAAACATGTGATCCTGTAGTTTTTGACGGATACGTTCAAGCTGCATGTGAAGCAGAAGGATCTTTAAGTGGTCAAGTACCATTTACAAACACATTTACACCTAATCCAGCATGTAAAGGTTACACATTAACTTGTGAATCAGTAAGTATATCAGCCGTTACTGTAACTAATGCAGGTACTGGATATGACCCATTAACTCCTCCAGTTGTAAGTATTGCTACTGGACCAGGTGTTGGTGCAACAGCTACAGCTGAAGTAGGTGATGATGGTATATTAACTCAAACTATTACTAATGGTGGAGCTGGTTATGTAGATGGAACTTATATATCAGTTCCTGCTGTTAATATTACAGGTACAGGATCAGGTGCTAATTATGACGTAGTTGTTTTAGGTGGTATAATTACATCAATTACTCTTACAGATCCTATCTTTGCAGCTATAAATGCTGGTACAGGTTATGCTGTAAGTGACACATTTGAATTTAACAATGCGTTATTAGGTGGTGCTGGTAGCGGTGTTATCATAACAGTGGATAGTCTAAATACAGGAATGATCACTTTTATTAATATAACTACTGCAGGTTCTGGTTATATTGCAATACCATCTGTTACAGTTCCAGCGCCAGGTGTTGGAGTTCAGGCTTTATTAACAGCAGTACTTGCTAATTGTGCAACTTACAATGCAGGTGCTAACTGTGACTCAACTTCTAAACCTAATATTAACTTAGCTTTAAATGAAGCAACTATTGTATGTGCTCCAACTACACCACCACCTCCAGAAAATCCTCTTGATGGTATGACTATTGTACAAGATGCTTGTTGCTATGATTGTACTAGTTATACTGTAGAAGTAACTAGTGGTCATTCGAGATTAATTTATACAGACTGTACAACAAGAAATCAAGTCAAAACTACTGTAACTGGTCCTTATACTGGTACTATATGTATGGTTACAGGCTCACTTTTAGTACAGTTTATTGATGGTACAACCGCTGTAGTTACTACAGGTTTATCTTGTTAAGATATAAAGTCACGATTTGTTGGTTTCTTCGTGACTGACAGGTGGATATCCTGGGGCGAAAGCTCCGGGATATTTGCTTTCTAAACATTAAAAGTTTATTTTTAAACTTTAAATATTTTCTGTATATTAGAGGTGTATGAATCCAACAAACTCGTTCAAAAAACCAGATCTTAATGCACCAAGGTTTAGACCTGATGTTTTAAGTCTACTAAATAGAAAGCTCTTTGATAAATTTATAGCTGAATACCCGGAATATAAAGGGATGGACTGTGAAGATTTTAAAAAGATCATCAATACTTTCAACAGGAACTTATCTCAAACAGCTATCTCTGATAGAGATGGTGTAGAACTTCCAGAAAGTATGGGGTTTATCTTTATAGGAAGTTGCCAACCTCCGCGAAGAAAAGCTAATAACATAAACTATGGTTTATCTATAAAACATAACACTACAGTACTCAACAGAAACTTAGGATCAGATAGTTTTCTTGCTAAGATTTTTTATACAAACTGTAGTACTAAATATAGGTTTCAACACCGAGAAGTATGGCAGTTCGTAGCTAGTAAAGAGTTTGCAAAGAATACATCCATTGCTTATAAAGAAGATTGGAAGAAGTATATACAGGTTGAGAACAATCTTAAAATATCCAAACTTTACAGAAAAAATGGAACAAAAGACTGGGCTGTACGTATTAGAGATGATAAACCGGCTGAAGACTATAACGAATTTGAATTAGACTAAAACCATGACAACAATAGGAGAATCTATATCACGCGTAAGAAACACTGTTAAGGCAGTTAAGGAAGATGCTTTCTTGACTGATCGCTTTGTTTATAGCTTGATTATGAAATACGCAAAGGTCTATATTCGTAGACAAGATAATGAGAACAAGATCATGAGGTTTCAAAGCCTCTTTGAAGTTGTTCCTTGTGTTGAGCTTATTGAAGTAGATAGGATTGAAGCATGTTGTACTGACATTAAAACGGGATGTACATTCATGAGAACTAAGAATAAACTTCCTCAAGTAATGGAAGGGACTTATGGTCCATTATTTCGTACGATTAGTTCTATTGATTCATCGATTGAAGTAAGAAAGACTTATCCAAGTACTTATGCTTCTATGACTCGATTACCAAGTTTTAAATACAACACTAACAAGTACTACTGGTACCTTGATGGATATCTCTACTTCCCGAATATTGAATGGGAAACAGTTCGTGTAGAAGGTCTTTGGGAAGATGATATATCATTCTTAAAGTGTGGAACTGATGAGTGTAAATTAAGACAAGACAACCCGACACATATACCTGAATATCTTTTTGCAGAGATAGAAGCTATGGTTATTAAAGACTTAAGTTTCCAAATGCAAGTACCTTTTGAAAAAGGTGATGATAGTCAAAACCAATTAAGATAATGGAAGCTACTGTAGATACTAAAATATGTAGTAGATGTAAAAAAGACTTACCTTTGTCAAAGGAGTTTTTTCATGTATCTAAATTTTTAGCTGATGGGTTTAACAGTCACTGTAAAGACTGTAGAAAAGGTACTTATTATAAAAGAAGAGAACCAGTACAAGATCTAAAAAGATTATTAACTGAAAGGTTCTCCGATTTAAAAACTAGAACTAAAAAGAAAAGAGTAAAATATGATATAGCTTTAGATTTTGATGTGGAATACCTACTAGAACTATGGGTAGAACAATCCGGAAGATGCGCTATATCAGGTATAAAGATGACTTCTCTTTTATATGAAGGTCATATAAAAACTAATGTAAGTATTGACAGAGTAGATTCTAACAAAGGTTATAGTAAAAGTAATATACAACTTGTATGTAGTATAGTTAACAAGATGAAACTAGACATGACTAAAGAAGAACTAATGTTTTACTGTAAAGAAATATTAAGAAACAATGAGCTATAATTATACAGTCCGTTACCGAACCTTTGATCAACTTCTTGATGATGTAAGAGTTGATTTCCAGAACTTTCAACTGGAGAACATGATCGAACCTCAACAAATGATCAAGGTTGCTAAGCGTGTTACTTATGACCTAGGGTTAAGAGTATTCATGACTAAAGAAGCTGTGCTTGAAGTTAATCATGGTAAAGTAAAACTACCAGATGATTTCTTTTCTTTGAACTTCGCATTTATATGTGATGAACAAACATATCGTTCACCTGTTATATCAGGAACACATGTTGAAGAGAGACCAATCAATCCCGTTAAGTATCAATGTGCTCCTCCAGAAGTAATAGATGTTTGTAATAATCCATCTGTTATTGAAACTCCTTTATCGTGTGAACCATGTGAAGAACCTTTTGATGCATGTACAACTAAACCTTGTGTTAAGTTGAACTGTAAAGGTGAAAAGTTCGAACTAATCGAGATCACACGTACGGAGACAAAAACTTACAAACGAATGATACCATTAACTATTGAAGCTAATGGTATAACTGTAGACTGTGACTGTCCTAACGTTCAATGGAAATGTCCTAGTTCTGCATTCATTAGAGATAACTACTTATACACAAGTTTTGATTGTGGTAAAGTTTACATTAACTACCAAGGTGCTCTTGAAAATGAGGATGGTCAGTTATTAGTAGTGGATCATGATTTATTAAACGAGTACTACGAGTACGCTATTAAAGAACGTATCTTAGAAAACTTACTTTTCAATGATGAACCGGTAGATAAAAAGTTACAGTTAGTTCAACAAAAGCTAAGACTAGCAAGAATAAATGCTTTGTCATTAGTAAATACTCCTAACTTTGCTGAGTTTAAAGCTATATGGGAATTAAACCGTAAAGCTCAGTACTCAAAATATTATGATATGTTCAAGAGTTACCAAGACTTAGGTTTTGGTTATGGATTTAATAGATACTAACAATGGCTGGACAGAACACAAGTAGTCAAGGAACTAAAACCTTTGACAAAGAAGTAGTAACAGATATAAATGATTTTCATTTACCTACTAACTCATGGGGGTATGCTCGTAATGCTATAAACAATAGTGTTACTGGTGACCTTGGTAAGTTAGGTAATGAACCTTCTAATCGTGACTGTATCAAAGCTCCTTATAAGATCATAGGTATGATCCATATTGAATCAGACAGATGGGTTATCTTTTCAACTGATAGCACTAACTCTGAGATCGGAGAGTTTATAGAAAGTAAATGTAGTTATACAACTATCGTAAATGATCCTTGTTTAAACTTCAATCAAACAAACCTTATCAAAGGTGAATCTCGTGCAACGAGTGATTGTACTTTTGATATCTATTGGGCTGATGGGTTAAATCCAGATCGTGTAATGGACATTAATAATGTTCCTTGGGTACAAAACTGTCTTGATGAAAACGGTAATGGGCCTGGTAATCCTACATATCCTGTAGGTTGTATTACCTGTACAGATACTACAGCTCTTAACTGTAACCTTATACGTTTAGCTAGATTTGTAGATCAACCTTGTTTACGTGTACAAAGAGGTGCAAACAATGGTACTTTACCTAATGGTTCATACTTTGTTGTTGCCGCTTATGTAATCAAAGGATTAAAACTTACAGACTATTCTGTACCAAGTAACAGTCAATCGCTTTTCTATCACGAAAATACAGCCGGATCTTTAGATATCATAGTAGATTCTATGGATACAACATTTGATGAGTTTGAGTTGGTGTTAGTATCAACTGTTAATCAACAAACTGTTGCAAGAAAAGTAGGTATTTACTCAACACACCAAAAGAGAATAACCATCGATATAGTAAGTCAAGCATGGGAATCAGTTCCTATCGAGCTTATTCCTATCAGAAACCCTATTATAGATAAGTCGGATGCTATGTACAAAGTAGGTGAATACTTACTTCGCGTAGGACCTACTACAAAATTTGACTTCAACTATCAACCATTTGCTAACCAAATAGTAACTAAGTGGCAATCGGTGGAGTATCCTGCAGATTATTATCGTCAAGGTGGTAATGTTACAGGTTATATGCGAGATGAAGTATATCCTTTCTTCATTAGATGGGTATATGATACAGGAGATAAATCTGCTTCATACCATATTCCAGGTAGAGCACCTCTTCCAAGTGACTTAGTATTAACTGCAACTGATGCTTTAGCAGAAGAAATAGCAGGAGGTTTTAACTATAACTGGGTTGTTAATAACACAGCAATCCCGGGAACTATATTTCCTGCGAATACTATAGCACAAGATGGTGTTGGTGTATTACTTCAAGAAGGATACATGGGTTATTGGGAATCATCAGAAAGATATCCGGATAACAGATCCGACATATGGGACGCTAACGTAGCAGTTCCTCCTTATCCAGGTACATTACCTGCAGATTACAACTTATGTGGTAACCAAATAAGACATCATAGATTTCCAGATAACGGTTTAACCAGTAATACTCAACATTTTATCTCAGTTGGTGGTATCAAAAAGATCCGTGTTATGGGTGTTTCTTTTGAAAACATTCAACCTCCTGTAGATAATGCCGGTAACCCTATTACAAATATAGTAGGTTATGAAATATTAAGAGGATCAAGACAAGGTAATCGTACAGTTGTGGCAAAAGGTATGATCAACAACATGTTCTTATATACTATCGACGGTGGTGTAACATCAAGAACTGGTGCATATCCTAACTATCCTTACAATGACTTAAGACCAGATCCATTCTTATCTCAAGTTCCCACATCTATTCCGATGTGTGATATATTTGGTAATAGTGGTGGACCTTTAGTTTCATCACCTATTACAAACTATTCACAAAACTTATTTACTTTTCATTCGCCTGAAACTAGTTTTACTGATCCTTATCTTAATGCTAAAGAATTAAAAGTTTATGGTACTATCTATGGTTCTGCTATAGGTAAGTATGAATATTCTGAGAAACATCCTCAACATAAAATGGTTACTAATGTAGCATTTATTGTATCAGCTTTAGCTGGTCTTGGATTAGCTGCTATGGCTATGACCGGTAATACGAGAATTACAGATACTGGTTCAAGAAAAGCTACAATACCTTGTACTATATGTGGTACAACAACTCCTTTACCAGCATTCTCTGGTAACATTGCTATTGATATTGCTCGTGGTATTGCTGATTTAGCAAGAGCTGCTTTAAGAATAAGTGGTGCTGAAGCTGCTACATTAGCAGGACCAGGTTCATCAGTACCAGGTTTTCCAGGTACTGAGATTAGTAGTGAGTTCTTTATGAAAGTTGTAAGTGATATCGGTTCTATTTTACCGGTAGCAGATACTGATGGTATTAAATATGAAGCAGAAGATACCCCCTTTAAAAAAACAGGAGGGGTTGGTGCCGTACTAGCTATTGGAGCTTTAAACCCTACCTTTGCTTATTATTTTGCTGAGGGTACAGATGTTACTTTAAGGTTAATCAAAGCAATGTTAAGATACAGACAGTTTGCTATTAAGTATAACTCTCACTGTTTATATGATGGGTTTGTAACTAATAATGCAGGTCAAAGAAGAAGAACTATTGATGAATCTAATTACATAGGTCCTCAACTTACAGACTTTGGTTCTAATATTCGTATTAATAACATTAACCGTAGTAGAACGGTTGCTTTAAATGTAACCGCTACTTTAAACAATCCCTCTGTTCTTGATAATAGTAAGGTATTACTTTCAGATGTTGTACCATTTATTACTAACGATGATCCTACTAAATTCACTGTTGCTACTACAGCTGCTTCACACTATGTTGCGATTAAGCAAAGATTAAGAAATCAGTATGGTCAAATAGATTCTATATTACAAGAGGTAATCCCTGCTTGTGTTTTTGAACGTACTGCTACTAATACATTAACATCTGTTACAGGTATTAACACTGTATTATTTGGCGGTGATACTTACATAGGTCGATTTACTGAAAAAAATACAATGCCTTTCTTTTATGATTGGTTATATGATCAACCTGATGGAACAGGTTTTGATTATAATAAGTTTAAGAATGTTCCTAATCCAACATACTGGGCTAATACTGAAGAATTTGAAACTCAAAGTTTTACTTCAGGTATGCAACTTTCTTGGACTCCTCCAGCACCACCAACTATTCCTAACTGGGAAACTTATCTACCATCAGGTAGATATTGTCTTGATGCTTTCCAATGTCCTGGTTTTGAGTTTAGTGTAAAAAATGGTTACTTCTATTTGTTTAACTCTGGTATACGTGACTTTTTTGTAGAGTCTGAAATTAATATAGATCTACGTGATTGGGGAGAAAGAGATGCTGAACAACATTACGATCCTTACCGATATACTAATGAAAAACAGTTGTTTGATACAGCTATTATTCGTTCTGGTAACTACTATAAATACGACTTTTCATTAAGTATATCTAAGTCTTTCTTTAACTACATCTCTTGGGGTAATACTCAAGACAGATACTATGATCCTTTGATTGCTGAAACATGTTATGTTTATGATCCTAATAGAGTGATCTATTCATTACCTGCAGTATTCGAAAGCAAGCGTGACAACTGGTTGTTCTTCTTACCTAATAACTATAAAGATTTCTTATCGCGAGTAACAACTGTTAAGTCAGTTAACAAGAATGGTGCACTTATCATGTTCGATAAAGAAAGTCCGGTACAGTTTTATGGTGTTGATCAGTTAGAAACTGATACAGGAACTAAGATTACTATAGGAGATGGTGGGTTATTCTCACAACCTCTTCAGAACCTTATGAACTCTGACAAGTCTTATGAGTATGGATCTTGTCAAAATAGATTAAGTGCTATTAATACTCCTATGGGTTTATTCTGGATTAGTCAAAACCAAGGTAAGATCTTCCGTTTAATGAATGGAGTTAAAGAAATATCAATGACTGATAACAAATGGTGGTTTGCAACATACTTACCATACAAAATAACTGATGATTTCCCTGACTTTAAGTTGTTGGATAATCCAGTTATTGGTGTAGGATGTCAATCTATCTATGATAACGAGAACAGTCTTGTGTATTTCTGTAAGAAAGATTTCACTCTTAAGAAAAACTTAGTTGATACTGTAGTATATATTGACAATGATGACTTTTTAGTTAATGGATTACTTCCTATTAAACTAGGTGATTCTCGTTATTTTGATGATGCATCATGGACAATGTCTTATGATCCTAAAACAGAAGGATGGATTGGATGGCATGATTGGCACCCTAACTTATTAATACCAGGAAAGAACACTTTCATGAGTGTATTAGACAATGGTATTTGGCAACATAACTTAAGATGTGACAGTTACTGTAACTTCTATGGTGTTGATTATCCATTTGAAGTTGAGTATTTATTACACACAGTACAAACTATTAACACTCTTCGTAGTATCGAGTATATTATGGAAGTATATAAATACGATGTAAACTGTCATGATAGATTCCATGTGTTAGATTTTAATTTCGATGAAGCTGTTATTTATAACACTGAACAAGTATCAGGTTTATTAAGACTTAACATCAGCCCTAAGAATGATGTTGGTTTATTGTTACAGTACCCACGTATAAACCTTAACAGTATTGACATTCTTTTTTCAAAAGAGGAGAACAAATACAGGTTTAATCAGTTCTGGGACATTACTGCAGATCGTGGAGAATACAATGCCGCAGCTCAGCGTATGATCTGGAACACATCTCCTAATGGATATATCAAAACTCTTAATCCTAATAACCTTAGTTATAATAAAGACTTCACACAACGTAAGAAATTCAGACATTATACAACATCTGTGTTACTTAGAAAACGAGTATCTGGGGATAGAAAAATGTTAGTGATGATTACAGATAACAAAAACCTTTATTCACCTAGATAACATGGATGCAACTAAAGCTATACAAATATTAAAAGATGGTCAGGTTTACGGTAAACCACTTTCTGAGAAACAAAGAGAATTTTTTGCTAACTTAGCAGGGACGGATTCAGAGGGTAACTCCTTAGATGAAGACATCGAAGAAAATGAAGAGTTAAAATACGGAGGAACAATGAAAAGAATCGAAATACCTGAAGGCCCTCTCTACTATATGTTCGCATTAGGTGGAGAAAACAATGGCATCTTTAAACAAGATATTAGCTTTGATAATACCAAGCTAGGTAAGGATTTACATAAGTTTATCAAACAGGTAAACATAGTTAAGTATGGTGGTGACGATATTCCTCCTACAGCTGATACTAATAACATAGTTGAGCATAAACAACAAGTGTTTCAAAACTTCTTGCAGAAGAATACTATGAATGCTTTAGCTGAAACAGAAGCTACTAATCTTATGATGGCACACGATCTTATGAAACAGTTTGGTGGTGTACCTAAATTTGCATTAGGTGGAGAAGACTATGACCAACCTATTGGGCCAGAAACTCCTTTGGAACATGCATTAAGATTACAAAAAGAAAAAGAGAAGATGTTGTTTCCTCAACCTACACAAATGAACAACGTTGTAGGAACAAGTAACACCGAAGGTAAAGATACATATCAGTGGAGTTCCAATCCATTCGATCAAAAAACTCCTAGTAATCCTTACCAAGTAAGTAACACTACTATGAATGGTACACCAGCTCCGATGGTAACACCTTCTACTACATCCGTAATGGATAAGTTAACACCTGATGCTACAAGAATGGATGCTAACCCTAACACTCAAGCTAGTCAAAGAAATTCTGGTGTTAACTATACACAGTCAACTACTAGTAATGTACCTTATGGACAGCTTGCTGCTCAAGGTATCATGACAGGAATGGAAGGTATTACTCATATGTTGAATATGGGTGAATATAAAAAACAAGAAGAAGAGTATAGAAAAAGACTTAATGCTGATGCAGTCTTTACACCGGTAACTGGATCTAACAATCGCGGCACGTACGATGTAAACTCAGGAGCATTTAGACCCGATCAAATGGTACCTCAACAGTTCAAAGGTAATTCTTATGGAGCAAGAGGTTCTAATTGGCAATATAAAGAAGGTGGTGAGTATGAAATGCCTGATGATGAAATACAAGATCTTATTAAGCAAGGTTACAAAATAGACTTTTTAGACTAAATAACATGAGAAAAGTAAAAATAACAAAACTACCTCAAGCAGGTATGGGTATGGAAACAAAAAACTCAGGATTTTTTCCATGGCCTGTTAAGATAGGTACTCAGATAGCTGAACCTGATATTGAAGTCAATAAGACTTTAAAACCAGTTGATAAAAAGTTAGCTAACCTTGAAGCTGAAAAGGGTGAGACTCTAGTAACAGATCTTAATAGAGATGGTATTACAGAACATTATACTGTCGGTGGTAAACGTCACTCGGAAGGTGGTACACCTTTGAGTTTACCTGAGAACTCTTTTGTCTTTTCAAGAGATAATAAGATGAAGATCAAAGACGAAACTATTCTTAATGGGTTTGGTACTAACAAAAGTAGTACTCCAGCAGACATTGCTAAGAAGTATGATATCAATACTTTCAGACAAGTACTTGCTGATCCTAATTCTGATAAGCTTCAAAGAAAAACAGCTGAGCAAATGATCGCGAATTACAACATGAAGTTGGCAAAGTTATCTTTGGCACAAGAATCTATGAAAGGTTTCCCTAATGGTATACCTGAAATAGCTATGCCATATGTTATGGCTACTCAAATGGATCCTTCTCAAATGTTAGGGACACAAGGAATGCAAGCAGATCCTTCTCAAAATACTATGAAGTATGGTGGACCATTAAGTAAGTATGCATTCGGAAATGAAACTCCAGGAGAAGGAGATGGTATTGATCCATGGTTTAGTCAAACCAATAAAGGTAAAACAACTCCTACTCAACAAAATTCTGATGCTCCTTTCACTGCAGCTGATTACGATAAGTTCTTTAAAGAAAAAGGTATCGACACTGATAAGATGTCTGGTAAACAAGCTCAGTTAGAACTATACAAAAAAGCTGATCCTTATCATAAAGCTTTAATGTGGGGTACTTATGGTGATACAAGTAAAGGTGCAACGGGTAGTAAATTTGAAAAGTATTCTCCTTTACCTAACGAAAACTACGCTGATTATAAAAAGCGTATGAGTGCTAAATATACACCAGAACAACTTAACAAAGAACTTAACACATACGTTCCTAATTTTGCTGATGGTAAAAATGGTGTACGTACTGCTTTCTTATTCAATGAACCTGCTTCACCTGAAGCTCCTGTTGCTCCTGCTCCAGTAGTTCCTGGTCAACCACCAGTTGTTCCTGCTGCAGCATATGTTCCACCAGCTCAACCGCACTTGACTCCTGGTCCAGATAATAGTAAACCTGATCAATGGTGGTTACAAGATGTTATTAAAACATCAGGTGCTGCTATGGATATGTTCCGTGTTAATAAATACGAACCATGGCAAGCAACTCCCGGAGTTGATTATGTTGATCCTACTTTCTATGACCCGAACCGTGAGATCGCGGGAATGAATGAGCAGATGAGAATCGGCACTGCCGGTGCACAAATCTTTACAGGTCCTCAAGCTTACAATGCTCGCTTTGCTCAAATACAAGGACAAGGTGCTAAAGGTATTGCTGATACTATGAGTAGAATCAACAACTTAAACGTAGGTGTTGCTAACCAAACTGAAGGAGTTAATACAGACATCTATAACCAACATTCTAATACAATGGCTGGTTTAGCTACTCAACTTTATGATAAACATACAATAGTTAATCAACAGTTTGATAACTCGATCAACATGGCTCGTCAGAACCTAAGATCAAGTTTCATAGATGCTATTACAAATAAGAACGAAACAGCAAGTTTAAACGAGATGTTTCCTCAGTTTAACATCAATCCTATCGAAGGTGGTAGAGTACATTACACTGGTAAAGAAAGACCACTTAATGCTAACTACCAAGCTCAAGATGATGTGATGAAACGTGCTCAGGAATTTATGAACCAACATCCAGGACTGGAATGGAAGGATGCTTTAAAAGCTGCCGGCGGTCCAGGATTTGGTGGAACTGAACAGGATGATGCTATTGAACAGTACAGAAAATTACTTGCTGCTCAGAGAACTCAACCATAAACTTTAAAAGTTTACGACTTAAGAGTTTTAAACTTCCAATATTTATCATATATTAGTACCATACTATGGCAACATACATTCCCGGGATAACCGATTACATACCACAAATTCAACCATTTAAGCCAGACTATAACTTTTATGGTAATATCTTACAGACTAAACAAGGTCAGTTTGATGCTGGACATAAACAACTAAGTAGTGTATACAGTACATTACTTAACTCTCCAATGTCAAGAGATCAAAATCTTGCGAGGAGAGATGCTTTCTTTAAGGGTATAGACCAAGATATCAAGAAGATGTCTGGTATGGATTTATCTCTTGAAGAGAATGTCAATGCAGCTAACAAAGTATTTACTTCATTCTACAACGACAAACACATGGTTAATGACATGGTCAAAACCAAGAAGTGGATGAACGAGTTAGATAGAGGTAACAACTTCCGTAACTGTGTGGATCCTGTTAAGTGTGGAGGTCAATTCTGGGAAGCTGGATTACAAGCTCTACAATACAAACATGATGATTTCCGTAAAGCTAGCGATGAACAAGCTTTACAAATGGATATGGGACGATATGTTCCTTACCAAAACTTTACTGATGAAGCTTTTAAAGCGGCCAAAGATATGGGCTTTGCAATAAAGACAGATACAGTACATGGAGGTTATATTGTTACTACTAAAAACGGTCAACAATTAACTCCTCAACTAAACGATTTCTTTATGGCTAAGTTTGGAGATGATCCTAAGATGATGGATGTTTTCAAGACCCAAGCTTACGTTCAACGTAAAGGATATATTAACTCCCGTGCTGCGTTGCTGGGAGATGAAAGCCTAGCCGAAAATGAGTATATTAATACTGTTATTAATACTATACCGCAACAACAAAAAGCAGCACAAAAAGCTGCCAACGATACACACGAATCAGTGAGTAATCAACTTAAAGTTGCTGAGTCTTTAATTAAAGAAAAAGGAGTATCTCCTAATGACGAAGTAGCAAAAGCCTTTGCTGATCTTCAAGAACAATATGGAATAACCACAGCCAACAAAGCTGTACAAGATAAAGCTACAAGCACAGTTGAAACTGCTAGTAATATTAAAGATCCTTTGTTATACAAAGATAGAATCGATGATATAGTTGCTTATGCTATGTTACAAAGACACTCTAAAGTAACAGCTGAGAACTATGCTATGAAAGATACAGGAGTTGATATCAAAGCAGATCCTTATGGGTTAGCTACTCATCAGTCTAATCTTAGCTTGAGAAATTCAATGCAAGAGAAAGCTGCTGACTTCGATTACTGGACCAAGAAAGAATCTATCAAACAATCATACGATGAGAAGAAAAGATTGGCCGACGAAGAGAAGATGAAACGTATGTTAGGTTTAGATGAAAAGCCTATTTATGATCCTAATACACCCGGTGCTGCAACTGACCAAACTCGTAATACATTAATCGAGAATGCTGGTGCACGTAACGAGTTATATGGTCAACATAACATTGACCAAAGATCCTTCTTAAAAGATATGGCTGGTTCAATGAAAGCTGCTTACGATGCCGCAGGTCAATCTGATGTTCCAAATGGTGCAGCTAAACAAAAGCTTATCTTAGAAACAGCACAAAATGTATTTAAAAATACAGGAGTAGATCCTGGTAAATTATTCAATGATGAAACATATGCTGGAGAGTTTAATAAAGTAAGTTCCTTAGATATGTCATCTGCAAGAAGTAGTTATGAAAAAGCTATGACTTCAGTGAATCCTAATGCTAAAGGTGTTGGTGCTTTGAATAGTTTCTGGTCTCAATCATTCTGGAATGATAAAGCTCCAATGACTGAGAAGATTAAAGTAAGAGAAAAGCTTATCCAGGCTTTCGATAAACAATACTTAACAAACTCTATTGAGACTAAAAGTCAAGCAATGGGTGAGTATATAGCAAAAGGTGATGTTACTTCAGCGAATATGGTTGAAAGTTTAACAGATAAAGCTGGTAGAAAACTTTCAAGAGAAGAGTTCGCTAAGAACTATGCAACTAAAAATGCTCAAAGATATCAAGCTGATCAAGCTCCTAACTTAGGTATGCAATCAGCTAGTACATATAGTGGTGCAAACTTAACTCAATCAGAACCTAAATCTGGTTTTCAAAAAGCTTATATCGATGCGTTTAATAACTTCGATAAGATTGATGAAAGCTATTCAACTAAATATCAAACAACTGCTAAAGCTTACAATGGCTTAGCAATGTTAGGTGGTAGAGGTGGTGCTGATGCAACTGCTGGCTACTGGTATAAGTTTGACCCTGCTGCACAAGATCATAATGGTACAACAAATGGTTATAGTATCTTTAGAAACTATGACCAATTAAAAGCTGGAGATAATGTAAACTTAAACGTAAAGTTTGGTGATGCAGCAACTGTTGGTAATAACGAAGATGCAAAACGAATCCTTGATGTATTAGAAGCTGATAGTAAAAAGTTTTATAAACCAACAGAAGATAAACGTCCTGTTGTAAGTTATCGTGCACAAAACATCGCGGGAGGTGATCCTAACATGATGGCTGTGCATTTTAAAATACCTGAAACTTGGTTAGCTCAATACACTAAGAAAAATGGTGTACTTGCTGACATTGATAAAGAAGAAGCTTTAAAAGGTATCACTTTATTTATACCAAAAGATAAAGCTACTAATCAATACTACCAAGATAATCAAAAGGATGATTATGATCGTATCCTTGACCTTGATGGTCAAATTACTGTTGATGCGTATCCTGATGCAGGTAAGATGAGTATTAAAAAAGTAGGTAACAAATACATTGCTAGTGGACATTATAATGATGTAACTACTGATAACAAAATAGTACCTACTCCGTATTATAAAGAGTTTCCTGAACAGATAGGTTTGAAACCGGGTATGATTGTAGATGGTTTAAATAACGATCTTAAACAATATTCTTTAGAGTTACAAAACTTTAAAACTACTTATAATGCTAAGAATGGTATCAAAGATCCTTCACAACTTTTAAGCCAATAATATGCCAGATCCTAATACTCCTATAACTCCACTTATAGGTAATACTGTAAATCCATTAACATTAGAAAACTCTGACTACAAAGTACCAGAGTTACCTAATACACCTATATATAAAGGTCCAGATACAAGTGTTAGTAAACAAGATATTGATAACATCAAGAATCAACCTAAGACTGTTTTTGGAGATAAGATTAAAGGTCTTGTTAAAAAAATGGATGATGCTCCTAAATGGGCGGCTGATTTAACTCCTTATGGAAAGGTAGTTAGTTACGATGCTGATTATACTGGAGCTAACTTCCAAAGATATTATAGCCACTCTAAGTTTCAACAACTTGGATTCTCTCCTTTCCGCGATAACGAAACTCTCTATAACCAAAAAGGAAACTGGACAGACGAAGCAGGAAGAATGTTAAGAGGTTGGAGTAGTTTGTTTGCTACCGGTGCCATGGATGGTGTTAAATCCTGGGCTGATAATCCTTTTGATCCTGAACCAGATAATGAGACAGCTCGTGATATGGAAAGAAAGATGTCAAGAATGACATCAAGTAAAGAAGGATTTGGTGCTGGTGTTGTAAACTTTGGTGCTAACACTGCATATTCAATGGGATTAGTTACTGAGTTTATAGCTGAGAGTGCTGCACTTGCTGCTGCTACTGCTATTACATTTGGTGCTGATGCTCCAGTTACTGCAAGTGTTGAAGCGGCTAGAGCTGCTACCCTTGCTAATAAGTTAGGTAACATGGGTAAGATGGTGTCTAATACATACAAGACACTTACTTCTCTTAAAGATTTAAACACTGCAAAGAACTTCTTCAAATCAGTTAATGCTGGTGAGACTTTAGGTAAAGCTATGAAGTTCATCAATCCTCTTGAACAAACAACTGCTTTTATTAAAGAGACTAACAAAGCATTAAAATCAGGAGAACAAGTTTATAATATGGCTAAAGCTGCCAAAGGATTTGGAGCTTTTATCAACGATATCAGACAAACCCAAATGGTTATGTCTGAAGCTAACTTAGAAGGAGGCAGCGTAGAGAACGATATGGTTAAGCAATTAACCGATGACTTCTATAGAATCAATGGTCGTATGCCTAATACAAGTGAGGCTTATGATATCAATAATACTGCAGGTATTGCTGGTAACAAAACCATAGCTTGGAACATGCCTGCTTTATATCTTAGTAATAAGATCGTGTTTGAGAATGCTTTCAAAGGTTATAAACCTATGAGAATATTAGCTGCTGAAAACTCAGAAGGTCTTGCCGGTAAACTTGTTTTCAATCAATCATGGAAAAAAGCTGGAGTTAATCCTTGGTCTGTTGTAGAAGATGGGTGGAAGAATAACTTAAAAAGTTTAACCAAAGCTTCAACATGGGCTCCTAAAAACTTAGCAAAGAACTTGCTTGTTAATGGTATTGGTTATACTAGTAAGAACTTAACTGAAGCTTTACAAGAACAGTATCAAGAAGCTGTATCCGGTTCAATGAACCAATACTATACAAAGATTTATCAAGATCCTTCTAAAGCAGGTTCTGATGAAATGGGGTCTATCTTCACTGATAACTTATCTAAACAGTTTACTACAATGCAAGGGTTTGAAACTTTTGCTAGTGGTTTCTTTATGGGTGGTGTATTACAAGGTCCTCAAAAATTAGTATTTGAAAAGGTTCCTCAAAAGATCTTTCAAATGAAAAGTCCTGAACAATATGCTGAAAGAAAAAAACAAACACAAGAATGGACTGATAAAGTAGTTGAGTCATTAAATGAAGTAACTAAAGATCCTGCTGCATATTTTAATACTGCTTCTGAGAACATGGTTGTTCAACGTAGTAGCAACACAAGTATGCGTGAAGCTAATGAAAACAATGATGAGAAATCATTCCGCGATATAGCTGATGAGTCTACTTTTAATCACTTACACACTGTTATTAACTCAGGTAAGTATGATCTTATATTAGGTCACTTAAGAGATATGAAACAGTTGTCTCCTGAAGAACTTCAGGATGCTTTTGGGCCAGTGCCTACTAAACAAGATCCTCAAACTTATTATAATAACAAAGTTGATAGCTTAATAAGAAGAGCTGAAGATATTAAAAAAAGAAGTGATGCTGTAAACGAACAGTTTATGAATCCTTTTAATCCTTACAAGTATAGTAAGACTACAGAGAACGAAGCATACATAGGTGAGTTCATAAGATACAAAGCTTATGAAGATGCTAAAAAAGCAGCTGTTTATTCTCAACATACCTTCGATAGAACATTAAGTCGCATGAAGGATATTATAACTGATGTTACTAATGATATTCCTATTTCCAAAGCCAACTCAACTGACTTCACTTTACTATTTGATAGTAAGGCTCTTGACAATGAGATCAATGCATTAGACTTAGAAGTAAAAGCTTTCACTGGTGGTGGAAATGCTCAACAAAGACAACAAGCTAAATTATCTCAAGATAAGAAAGAAGCTCTTGAAGAGTTACGTAGTAACATTAATCACTACCGTTCTGGATTAAAAGATAATACCAGCAAGAATAAATCTGACGAAAGAAACAGAGCAACTACTGTTCAGAAAGGATCTAAAGTAAGAAATGTTAAAGATGGTTCTGAAGGTGTTGTAGAAAAGGTAGTTGGTAAATATGCTATCTTAAAAGACGGTACAAAAGTTAATAGAAAGTATTTAGAAAACAAAAACAAGAAAGTTCAACCAGATCATCATTTGGATGAAGCTCTTGATATGTTTTACAGTTCATATAAGAACTACTTATCTACGATTGCTAACATATCGAAAGATCATATCTTCGAAGATAAAGTAAACGACTCATTCGCTAAGCTTAAAGATTACTATGGATTAGAGCATGACTCTGATGGATTAGCAAACAGTATTAACTTATTACATAACCCAAGTTCTTTCATAGATTACTCTAAGCAAATGGAAGAAGTACGTAGATCTCTTTATGAGAAACGTACTGAACATACCAAAAAAGCTTTAGAAGAATATATGAAGATTAAAGATCAAAACGAGTTGCTTAATAAGTTACTTGAAGATGGTGTTTATATTCATCCTGATGATGTAAAACCTTTACTTGATACTAAGATCATTCCGGAAAAACTTTTTGATGTTATCAACTACGAAGAGTTACAACCTTCATCTGAGAAATATCAAAAAGGTTTAGAGTCTATCACACAATGGATAGAAGCAACTAGTGTTCCTGTTGAAGAAGAAACTCCTACAGCTGAACCTGTTACTCCAGAAGGACCTGTTGATGTTGTTCCTATTAGTGAGATCACTAAAATAACTAACACAACTCCTTTGTCTGATATGCCATCTGATTTAGTTGATGACTTAATCGAAGCATTTCGTGCAGAGAATCGTAGTAGAGTATCTAATGGTGAAGACTTAATAGGTAACTACAAACCAGATAATGATAATTATACTGTTAGAAGTTTACCTGGATTCAAAAGTTATGTTACAGTATTCAGTAAACCTAGAGCTATCATAGCTGAGTTTAACACACGTACTGGTAGAACTGTTGATCAAGTTGTTCCTGAAGTTAAAAAAGAAGAGCCTAAAGTAGCTCAAGTATCTTTGATCATAACAAATGATATGAAACAACAGTTATATGATCTTGGTTATTCTAAAGAAGATGTAAACAAATTACGTCCTGCAGAAGCTAATCATCTCATCTCTGGTAACATAACTAAACCAGTAAAAGCATTAACTCCTGAAGAGGATATCGAAAGAAGAAGGCAGAAAGAATTAGAAGGATATTACGGTTATGGTAATGTAGTAAAAAGATTATTAAGTGAACATAAACCTACATTGGCTTTATCGCAATTATATTTTACAGGAGATAATGATATAGAGATTACAGTAGATGGTAAAAAATATAAGATTGTTAAAGACGGTAAATACTTAGCAAAAAATGTTATAGATGAATCTGGTAATATTGTTGCTAAGTTTACTGTAACTAATGGTACAAGTGATGTTATAGAAGATCGTGGATTAATGAATAAAAAAACTTTTTATGATTTCATATCTCGTATAGAAAATGATATACCATCAGAATATCGACAAAAACTTATAGATGAAATCAATACTAAATATGATGCAGAAATAGCTGCTTTAAAACAAGATCCTAAAGCTCTTAAAACTATTGAAGATATATTCAAAGATGCAACGACTCTTGAAGAGATTGAACAAGCCGAGGAAGAAGTACTAGCTACTTTAGCTAATCCAGAAGCTCGTAGAAAAATCAACCTTACTAATGAGTTCTTAGTGAACTTGATAGAAACTCGTAAAAGAGAACTTCTTACTGCGTTTACTTACGAAGAAATCGTACCAGGGAACGTATTAGTAATGTCAGATAATTCTAAAATGTTAGTGGTAGAAAAATCGGATACTGAGTTAAAATTGCGTAAATTTGGTGACGAGGGAGACAACTTTACTATAGTTAAAAAAGATGTTGTTCCTACAACAATCAAGTACAAGTACAAAGAAGGTATGGAAGATTTAAACATAAATAAACCAGTTACTCCAGAGGAGAAAGAGATTTCAAATCAGAGTGTGCAAAACTTCACTGAGTTCAATGAAGATGATGATGCTGCTTCTGTAGATGAAGATATGAAGAAAGCTTCTTCTATGTCGAAAGAAGATCGTAATGATGACTTAACTAATATTCTAGGCTGTAAAAAATAATGAACTGTGCATTAAACATTGAGCAACAACGTGCTCTATTTAGAAAAGTATATGGTGACCTGAACGATTTAAAATCTTCAGGTCAACCTTTTTTAGTTAAAGATTATATACAATCAGTGTATAACTTGATCTATACAAAGACTGGTGACCATGCCATGGCCTTAGATTATTCTCGATTGGTTCCTCATTACATCATGCGTAGTATGATAAAGGATGAAGATCTTATGGATCATTTATTGAGTAATGGTTTCGACTTAGGAGCTATTAACTCTTTGAAAAGAAAGTTCACACAACAGATTGAAAATGTTGAACAATATATAGGTAACAACAATGAAGCTCTTAAAGATCTTAAGAACTTACAAGAGCAAGTAATACAAAATGGTGCTAAGCTAGAACCTAATCCATTACGTGCTACTGGAGTTAAACCAACAGCTTCACAAGAGTTTCGTGCTATTCCTCCAACAGCATTAGCTGACCGTGGACAAGAAGCTCTTTCTATGAAAGAAGGTGATCCTAATTTCAACGTACCTAATCCTGATGTTGCTTTCTACTACAAGGTTAAGAGAAAACTTATCGAGATGATATCTGAACCAGGTGCAGACTTCGATAGTAGAAACGTAAACTTCCCAGGATTTGGTAAGATCTTTTTAACTATCATGCCTTCAAGTAAGATACCAGAAGATCAGTTATATCCAGGAACACCAGTTAATTCTGATGCTCACAAGAAAGGTTTATCTATGGTTATCACTGATGACTATGGAATACCTATGAAGTTTAACAATGATCTTGAGCTTGACTTTGGTAGAGGTAAGATGGCTTACTACCACATTAGAAAAACAGAAGGATTAGTTGATGGAGAAAATATCAACTTAGCTGCTGAAGATTATAATGCTGCTGATGCTTTAGTAAGACAGTCTGGTATTACTAAGGATGAAGCTATTGCTGTTATCAAACAACAAATCAAGTTTATAAACGACTTACGCGAGTACATAAATAAAGATACTGAGAACAACACTATCCGTGCTCATATAAACGGTGGTTCTATGGGATATGCTTTTAACGATTATGTTAAAATCAAAAACCCATTAGCTTCTGTAAACTTTACCGGCGATAGTTTTGATCCTTTCCAAGCGAGAGAAGATAATGTTCAAAGAGGTTTAGTAAAAGGATTTACCTACTTCTATACCAAAGGAATGTTAGACACTCCTGTAGAAGTAAAGCTTAGTGAATTAAACACTGAGATGAAAGACAAGTTGGTTACTTTATTCTCGGATAACTTATTTGAGAAAGATCCTTCAGGAAATGTCTTTTCATTATCTCCTGCAGATAGACAAGCTTTCATCGACAACTATATTAAAACTGGTCCTGATACTATTCAGCTTATTCCTAACAATGATAACAAGACGTATGCTGTTATGATTAAAGGAGAGAAAATAGATATGTCTGACCCAGTATTAGCAAGACAAACAATCTCTGATTACTTTAACAGTGTAGCACCTACTAAATCAGTAGCTGCTAATCGTATACCAAGTGGTGCTACGATTGTTAGAGATACTGATCCTGATTATCTTTCTAAGATAAAACAAGGAGACTATGTAGAGATGTTGGTAGATGGTAAAACTAAGTTCCGATTAGTAGAAGGAAAGAAGTTACACATCAACAACAAATCTCTTAATAAAAACTTTGATGATGTTACCTTTGATAAAACTTCTGAAGGAGCTACTTACATTGTAAGAAATGTTACTCCTTATAACGAGTTTATCAAAAATAACTTTCACATCGATTATCAACTTAATGCTGAGAACAAATTATTGAAGCTTAATGCTTATATAACTTTTGCACCACTTGATAGCGAAATAGAAAAGATCTATCCTACAAACACTGAGATAGAAAAAGCTGAGACAACTGCTCCTGTAAATAATACAACTAGTACAGGTCCTGCTGATGTTACAGCTATCGACGATTTGTTAGGAGATGTATTTAATAATCCAGAGTTTAATAAACTGTTGGATCAAAAAGATAAGAGTTTAGAAGCTACTAAACAACAAGTACAGGAAGCGAAAGAATGGTACTCTAATCATCTATTAAGTAAACACTTTCCTTTCCATACTTTATTCAACGTAATTAATACTAGAACACCAGATGCTGTAGCCTCTTGGACTATGCATGGTGTTACTTTATATAAAGGTGCTGACTATAGTGATTTATATCACGAAGCTTGGCATGGTTTCTCTCAAGCATTCTTACCAAAAGAAGAGAGATCAAACTTATACAACGAAAGTAAAAAGTTAAAAGGATCTTTTACTGATTACAAAGGTAACTCTGTAAAGTTCTCTGAAGCAAATGATCTTCAGATAGAAGAGTTCCTTGCAGAAGATTTCCGTACTTACATGCTTAATGGTAAGTCAAGAACAGGATCTCCAGTTCGTAACAGTATCTTCCGTAGAATACTTAACTTCTTAAGAGAGCTATTTGGTAATAGCTCTGTAATAGATATTAACAACAATGATCAAGCGGTTAGAACTATTCATGAGTTATACGAAAAACTTCGTGTAGGTAACTTAAATGAAATGTCTTTCAATGCTGAGAACCGTAACTTCGATATCTTGTACAAAGGTATGGTTGCTATCAACCCAGAAGAACAACAAAAAAGTCTTAACTACGAGAACTCTAAATTAATGGTTGATACTATCGACTCATTGCTCTCTGAGTTTATCGACAGAGCTAACTTAGGTTTACTTGATAAAGAAAAACTTCGTGCTGCTGAGCTTACTAATAAAGCTAAGATTAACATCATTACTCCTACTGAGAGAGAAGAACTTAAAGGTTTACAATCTCGTCAAAGTTATAAGTATACTTCTAGCTTACTTAAAAGCTCTGAAGGTTTAAGACGTGCATACAAGTATGCTCAAACAAGACTTGCTACTATCAAGAACAATATGGATGAAGCAGTTAAAACTGCAGATGAAGTAGGAAAGCAACGATTAGAAAACAACATCGGTCTTCTTGATTATGTTTTAAGAAACTTTGGTAATGTTGATGAGTTAACTGACAACAAAGAAGGTCAAGGTATGATCTCTTATCATCAGTTAAAATCTAAGTACATCTCTGATGAAGAGCGTGAAGCTTTCTTAGATAACAACGAACAAAACCAAAACGAAGAAGATAAATACTCTAAAGGTAAAGAAGGATATGATCGTGGTGGTAATGAGTCTTCATTAGAAGACCAAGCTAGTACCGAAGTTCTTTACATGATTAGATCTTTACATAAAACTAATTTAAACGGTGAAGTAGTTTTAAATAAATTAGGTGTTCCTGAGCTTGCTGGTTTTGAACAAGTATGGACTCGTCTTGCACGTATATTACAAAACACTTTGAACATAGATGATATGTATCAAAAGTTAGTAGTAGAGTCTAGTACATTTCCACCAGCAAAACAGTTACTAAACAAACTTGGTCCAGTAAGAACTGAAAGTTCAAGTGAGTTCGCTATGTGGACAAACTTCTGGCAAGCATTCAATAAGACTCGTATTCCTTTAATCCAAATGACTCTTGAGAAAACTACTCTTGATGACAATGGATCGAAAACAAGTCCTAGCTATTCAGTACGTATTGGTGAAGCATCTGCTGATTACAAGAAAGTTGGCCAACGATGGGAGAATTACTTTAAGACTTCCTATGACAACCCGTATATCAAAACAGATAGCTTTGGTTCAAACTTCCTGGATGTTAAAAAGGTCCTTGATGATTTTCCTCAAAACACTTTAGATGGAAGAGAGTTCGAGTTCTTTAACGCGATAGGAATGAGACTGTCAGATAAGGATGAGATCCATGATGGTATTCGTAAACAAAGTATAGGTAAAGCACGATCTATTCGTAGTGCTTTATACTCTATAAATCAAAGAGGTAATATCACAGTTGACAGTGTAGGGTCTATTGTAAAAGAATACCCTGCACTTACTATCGGTGAGATTACTTATCCTAAGATCCCAGGAGAGAAAAGAAACTATAACAAGCTTCAAGAATTAGAAGCAAGATACTCTGATGACTTTTCTAACTTCATGGTTACAAATGCTGAGGGTAATAGTCAGTTCGAGCATTCACTTAATAACTCTTTAACTGTTATTACAAATACAGTAAACAGAGTTAACAGTTATGATGAGTTGATACAGATTCCTTATATGTCTTACTTAGACATTAATCGTAATCCTTTTGCTAAGGCTTCTATCTGGCTTAACTCTATCTTTGATATGAGTAAACCTGGTCGTCCTAAGAGAAGACAATCAGATGATCCTAAGTCAGAGTTTGTGAATATCAATCTTCAAAACTTATCTGGTGTTGCCATGTTAGAAAATGGTAACTCTACAGATGAAGGTGTTGCTTCTGCGAAAGCTGATGAGTTCACTAAGATGATTTTGGATTTCCACTTAGCTGTAGTTAATGGTACACCAGAGTTAATGCGACATGCTGATAAAGGAACTTCGTTTTCTTTATGGTTAAGTAATGTCAATACTAAGTCTGAGACTAAACGATTATATATAGACACTTCTTCTTTCGTTACAGTTAACGATCGTACACCAGGATATGTTGAAGCATTCCAACTTATATCTCCTTACATAGGAGCAGAGTTAGAACGTATAAAAGAAATGAAAAGATTATCTGTTGAAGGAGTTAACAACTTTGATTTTAACTATCTTGAGAGAGGTAAAGACTTTGTTATTTTTGATGACGTGTTATCTCGTAAAACTAAGAAGAGATTATTAAACTTACCTTATCCTCTTACAGAATATATGAGAGGAGGATCTTTAGAAGATGCAAGTCTTATCTCAGATATGTTTAATGATTTCACAAACTACTTTGAAACACAAGTAAGTGATGTTGATACACAGTTATCTAAAGCTAAGTTTGTTGCTGATAGTTTAATCAGCCAGGTAAAAGCAGAAGCTACTAAGAAAAACATTAAAGGTGTGAATGAGATATCAGCATACAAAGCTGCTATATCTTCTTTCGTGTTTAACAGTTGGATCCATAACATTGAATCTATTGCTTTTATATATGGTGACTTAGCTCAGTACAACATGGCTAAAGAAGAGTTTCATAAACGTAATGCTGGTATGGCTTCTACCGGGGATATATTCCGTACAGATAGAAGTGCCATCGATTATGCTAACAAAGTACTTGGACAAAAATATGCTGATTCTCTAAACATTCCTATTACACCATTCGATGGAACATTTAGTTCTGCAGTAATGGGAGATAACGAGATAGGATCAAAATACTACGAACAGTATCTTAAAGCTATTGGAGATCCTAAAGCTGCTGAGGCATATGCTGAAGGTAAGATGACTGAAGGTGATGCACAAGGTTGGATTACTTTTGACTCATACCGACACATGTTAAACCTTGAAGGTAAGTGGAGTAAGAAACAAGAAGCTTTATATCAAAAAATAGTTTCTGGTGCAGAAGTTAGTAATGAAGATACTAAAGAGTTCTTCCCTACTAAAAAGGTGCAATACTTTGGTCCACTTGATACTAATGGTTTACCTATCACAGCTTTCCATAAGTTCTCTTTATTCCCTTTAATACCAACAGTTATCAAAGGAACTAATCTTGAGAACTTACACAAGAAGATGATGATGGAAGGCGTTAACTATGGTCTCTTCAAATCAGGATCTAAAGTAGGAACAATAACTAAAGCAGGTAAGACAGATAAGTTTTACTCTGATCAAAATACACGTACGTTATCAGAAGAACCATTTACAAAGAACCGTATCTTCTTAGAGTTTTTAAAGGATCAGTTAGAAATAGCTCCTAAGTTTAAAAACAAAGTTATCTTCTCAACTCAGTTAAGAAAGTTAATTGAAGATGGTTTAATGGAAGGTGGAGTACCTACTGATTACAAACAAGAAAGATCTATCTCAGATAGAAGAGCTGAATGGGCAAGACTTAACGAAGCCGAAAGATTAAAAACTTCTCCTCGTTATAAACTCATGAAAGCTTATGAACATAATGTTCGTACTCTTACAGATGTAAGAAAGAAAGAGCTTTTACATGAAGCTGGTTGGAAGATGGAAAACGGTAAGCCAACGGGTAGTATTGAGAAGTTATTAGAGTTTGTATCAAAAGAATTAGCTAGACAAGATCTTGCGGATCATGAGTTAGACTTTATACAAGTTGGTTCTGATGGTAAGATTAAGCATGACTTATCTATGTCGTTAAGTGCTGATAAAATCGAAAGATTATTAAATGCATTAGTGACTCGTAGATTAGTAAGACAAAAAGTTAATGGTGAAGGTCTTATCCAAGTATCTGGTGCCGGCTTTGAAAACATGACTGCTTACACTAATCCTGAAGCAAAAGATTTAGCTAAATGGGGTACGAATGACTTGCCAACTTATCACCAAGGTGTAGATGGAAAGACTACTGCTATGAAAGTTAAGATAGCTATACAAGGACAGTTCGAGAAGTTACTTAATCTTGATGATGTAAAAAACTATGCGTACGATAATAGTGTGGATAGACTTACAGCTCTTAACCATCTTATCAAAGATAATGATTGGTTGAACAGAGATAACAATCGTAGAGCAGTTACTATGGTTGGTGTTCGTATTCCGGTACAAGGTCTTAACTCTATGGAGTTCATGGAAGTGTATGAGTTCTTACCTAAAGCTGCAGGTAACATTATTGTTCCACCAGCTGAGATCGTTGCTAAGTCTGGATCCGATTTCGATATTGATAAGTTGACAGTTATGATGCCAACTTTCAAGATGATGGATAAGAAATTAGAAGTAGCAAGACAGTACTCTCCAAGTGAAATAAAAGATCTTTATGAGAAAGCTAAGAAAGCTAAAGTTGAAAAAGCTTTATTAAAAGACTTTGATGGTAACTTAATACATACAGATTCAAGACGTAAAGTTCGTGATGAAAGTGGTGAGTGGGTTGAAAGAACCTTCGATCCTTATTTATACAACGATATGTTAAGAAAGATCTTTGGTGTAGATATGGAGAACCTTGATGAGGAACTTGTAAGTGAGATCTTATCTGAAGAAAAGATGCCAACTTTCGAAGAGTTCTCTGATAAGATAAATGGTTCAAAAGCTGTAGAGAATGATTTAATCTGGAACATCCGTCAAATCTTAGAGTTGCCTGAAAACTTCTCTAACTTAATCAGACCTAATGGTACAGATATTGTTGAACCTTTAGCTCGTGAGTTACAAGATCAAGTTATGGAATACAACCCTAAGAAACGTGTATTTGCTAACGAAGAAAAATCAAAACAAGTATCAGGAACAAGAGTTCTTGAGCTTAACTATAACTTATACAAACACAGTTCTAATAACATCGGTAAACAAACTTTAGGTTTGGGTGCTGTTGATAATACATACAACGTAGTGTTTAACCGTATTGGAGCAAGGATGAATCCAAGCTTTATGTCTGGTCGTGGTAAAAGTAAGTATGAAAAACGTTTAACACTTCTTCTACCACATAATACAATCGATGTAGAAGATAAGAAAGCTATATCACTTTCTCATATATTAGATGCTGAGAATAATAATAAGATCTCCGATGTTATCTCTCAGCTTATGAATGGTTGGGTGGATATCGCAAAGGATGCCTGGATCTTTAATATCCAAGGTAATAAAGAGATTGCACCTAGTTTGTTGTTTATGATACAAGCTGGTGTTCCTTTCAAGACAGCTGTATACTTAGTATCTCAGCCTCTTGTACGTGAATACATCCGACAACAAAAACTGGCCAAAAGTACATTCGCTGATCCTTTAGGTAAAGCAGCAGCTAATCCTGCATTCTTTAGAAGTAAAGCCCGTGAAGTTATTTTGGAAAGTCCTCGTTATGGATTTGACTTAGTTGCTTCTCAAATGAAACAAGGTACTTTTGAAAGAGCTTTATATGATAGAACTCTTGAACTTACTGCTGCTAACAAATCAGCATTTAATCAAGACAGTTTAAAAGCTGTTATCAAAAGCTACTCAGAGACTACTAAGAAAGGTGAGTTACATCAAACTACTGATGCTGAAAGAGCTACCTTCTTACACTTCCTTGAGATTGAGAATATGACCAAGGCTGTACGTGATATCAAGATGAAAATGAACTTTGATACTTCTAAGTCAGCTACTTTGTTTGATGCACAAAACAGACAGTTAATGGTAGAAGATCTTAAGAACGATGGAAGGATTCCTGATAACATTGTAAATGATATCTTGGAGAACTCTCCTATAGGTAGTTTTTATATTCAACCGTTCCAGTTAGAGATCTGGAAAGACTTGTTTAAACTAAGAAACCATCCGGTATTGAACCAATACTTAATGGACAAGTTCAAAGCAGGTAACCAAGATGATGTAACTAACACATACGGTGACTCTGAAAAGTTTGCTAATGAGTTCAGAAATGATTTCATGAGTTTCATCTTCCAAAATAAAGTAAGAGAGTTTGACTTAGATGCTCCTTCTTACAAAGGATTAACTTTAAATACAGAGATACCAGTTAAAACTGTGGCTAGCTTAGTGTTTGGTGCCATTGTAAAACAAGACACAGTAAGTCCTATCTTATATGTAGATAAAGAACAACTTAAAAAAGACTTTGTTAACAAAAACTTTTCAACTGAGTCTTACATAAAAAGAGGTCTTGCAACTGTTGCTCCTAATGCATTCCCTTATTCAAGAGATTACTACAAGTTTGTGTTCGAACGTGAATACTTACGTGCTTTATATCCTATTGATAAGTTGGTTCAGTCTGAAGACTTCCAAGATAAATACGAGCATAACTTAAGTAATAGAAAGAATCTTAAAGAAGGTGAGAGTGATCAAACTTTTGCTAAGAGAATGAAAGGTGTTACTTACGAAGAGATGCTTAGAGATATGGCCCTGGATAATACTTTCAATGGTTGGAAGATCTTCAAAAGTAATAACACTTACGCGGATCAGTTCTTACGTATACGTGAGAAGTATCCTGAGTTAGCTAATGATTTCTCTATTATCAAAAGCTTGTCTTTATCTACTAGTAAGACAGGTTACAAAAACTTAAAGCTTAACGATACTATATTAGATGCTGAAAAGATTGAAGTGTTAAACGAAAACTTAACAGCTTTAGCTAACCCTAATAATAAGAAAGTTGAGGACCCTCTTGAAAATGAAAGAATAAGTCAGTTCTTTGGTAGATTTACTACCTATGCTTTCTTACAGTCAGGTTTAAACACTAAGAGTTCTTTCTCTTTAGTGAGACTTGTTCCACAAGATGGCTTCATACGTATGATGGAAGAACCTGTTAAAGACTATATCCAAAATCTTAACCCGGTTACCATGCAGAAGTATTACGAAAGATTCGTTAATCAAAATAACGTTATGAATCGTATGAACCGTGTTAGGTATAAAGATTATGCTATGGATAAAGTAGACTTATCAAAAGACCAAAAAGGAACAGTTGTTAGCGATGCTAAGTTAGAAGAGGCTAGTACTTTAAATCCTGAAGCTTATTTATTTAGTAAAGATTATGCCGGAAACAACTTATATGATGCTGAGGATCTTAACATGGTTACTGCGAAAAAACTTGTAGCAGATAACCCTAATACAGTATTCGTATATAACGGAGCAACTGAATCAAGTTTAAACCCAACTAAATACGACTTCAGTATACACAGTGCTGCAGAAACTATGGGTAACACATTTGGTATTCCTACTAGAAAAAACTACGGTAACATCAATAACTCTTTCAGTGACATATTAACTGAAGCTGGTGTACATATGATCGACCCTAAAAACAAGGAGTTGATTGATAATAACATAGCTGCTTTAATAGAACTTAGAAACCAGGGAGCTGAGATAGCTTTCAGTGTTGCTGGTTATGGTCAGTATATGATTGGGGCCAATGATTCTAATGGATTAAATCCTGACCTTGTTAAGGCAAAAGCTCCTAAAACTTTCTTATATTTGTCTGAGCAGTTATTCAGAAACTTTGGTTATAAAAACCGTAATTATGCTGATACTGGTACCGGCCGTAAAGTCATTCAGTCTACACAAGAAGTGAGTGATGATATGGTAAGAGATATGTTAAACCATTGTTTTAATTTTTAAAGATGAACATTTGTCCAAATACTAATACACCTGAGTGGAAAGCTTTAGAACACGCTGTAGGAAGATATGAAGCCATGAGAGACTTCATGGAACATAATGGTGAGATAAGAACACCAGAAGAAGTGATTCAAAAGATTGAAGCTCGTAATGATGAATATGCTGATATCGTAGCCCAAAGAGAAGCTGAGGAAGACAAGATTAAAAACCTTGATCCTTTACAAGCTTTTAAACAAGCTTTGAAAATAGTAAAGAAAGAACTTAGCACAAGAGAGCGAGCTTCCATTAACAGTAGAGTAAGATCTATTAACCAAAAACTTGGGACTTCTTTCTACATCAAGTTTAAACCTGTAGGTCAAGCTGACTTATGGACCTGGGAAATAATGGATATGGCTGCGGGTGGTAGAACAGCTCAGCTTACTGCATTCTTTAGAGATGAATCTTTAAATGATATAGCAGAACAAATTATGGGTTCAGAAGATATGACAGTAGTATCTACTGATCAAGCTCGTTCTGTTGAGATTGCAACTAAGTTATGTGAAGAATTAAAAGCTCAGTTTGGTATAGACTACAATGTAGTTACTGCTGAACAAGCTACTGAGATAACCAAAGATGCTATTAATCCATGGAATGGTGAGAGTGCTTTCTTTATAGGAGATACTGTTTACTTTGTTGGTAGTAACTTAACTACTGGTAAAGTATTACATGAATACGGACATCCTTTGTTACGTAGTATCTCAAGATCAAACCCAGTATTATTTGGTAACTTATTTCAAAAGTTAGCTGGTCAATCAGAAGGACAGTTTATTATCAATCAAGTAAAGCAGCTTTATCCAGAGATCAGTGAAGATGATAACTTCTTCAAAGAAGAATGTCTTGTAAGATCGTTTGCTAAAGATGCTGAGAATAAACTAACAGGTCAAACTAGCTCGGAAGGATTTGCTAAGTTTTTAAAAGACTTCTTATATGCAATTAAACAGATGCTGCGAAAAGTATTTGGTCAAGGTATAGATGTTTCTAATTTAGACTCTTCTACAACCATTGATGAGCTAGCTGATATGTTAATCAAAGGTAAGAAGTTTGTTATCACAACAGAACAAGTATCTGATACAGATATTGCTGCTTACGTACGTGATCAACAAAGTTACATCGATGACTTAATGAAAGTAGATCCTAGTGAACTACAGGCCCTCACTAACCGTGGTTTTGATATTGCTTCAAAACATATAGATGTTGTTCTTAAAAATAAGAACTATTCTGAAATGGTAAACATCTTAGCTGATGAGTTCAACCGCGGTGACTTACAAGAGATCCGTAAAAACTTATCTGCTTATAAAACAGAACTACACGATAAGACTGAGAAGCTTGGTAAAGATATAGATTATACTAAGAACCAAGTATCTTCATTAGTTAATACATTATTCCGTCTTGATACCATGGCTGAAAAGATAAGACTTCATATGGAGGATATATCTAAACAGCCTGATAACATTGACAACTTACATAAAGCTTATTACTATGATTACTTGCTTAAGTATTGGACACAGTTCATACATGAAGCAAAACAAAACATAGATAAACACGATATACATTCTGACTCAGGTGTTGCAAGATTAGTATCAAGTATTGATAGATCTTTTACGAGATCTAAAAAACTTACTACAGACATGTACCGCGAAGGTGTTAAAGATATTTTATACCAAGAGCTTAAACCAATGTCAGAAACTATCGATAGTAAATACAACAACATTATCAAAGGTCTTAAAGAAAAGAATGCTCCTCAAAGCATCATATCTAAATGGACCAAAGAATACGAAGCTTTAAAACTATCTCCTGAAAAGATCGAGAAGTTATTACGAGGTGAACTTGGTGATGCCGGTGCCTTCAACAGTTTCTTCGAAGGTTATCTCTACAGCAATGATCCTGTTATCGGAGGATTTGCTTTATATGTTAAGAACCAAATGAATGATGTATTAGTTAAAGCTCAAGCTAACTATAATAACTTTGCTAATAAGATGGCTCCTCTATTAAAAGAGGTAGGATATAATCCTACAAACATTGGAGAGCTTGGTAAGAAAGTAGGATTTATTGATACTATTGGACGTAGAGATGAAGAAGGTAACTTAGTAGAGAAAAAAGTATGGACTCTATTAAACCCATTCAAGAGCTACCGTTTCAAACAAGATGAAACAAGACATAACATCGAACTTGCACAAAGAAAGTTTTCTGATACAAACTCAGAAGAAGATCGTCAAGCAGTTATGAACTTGATAGCTGAGAATAAGAAACATTTACGTGATTTCTTTAACCAGGAATATGTACCAGAGTTTTATGAAAGACAAGCCCTATTAGAAGTAGATGAAATAGGAAAAGAAGCTAGTTATGAAAGAGACAGGATATTTGAACAGATGCGTTTATTATCTGAGCCGGCAACATCTGAAATGGATGTATTTGGTATCTCAGAACAGATCGATGAATTATGGAGAGAGTATAGACAACTACATTCCTTACTTGATCTTAATGGTGATAAAAAAACTGGTAAAGAAGCTGATATAGCTCAACGTCTTCGTCAGTATCGCGAAGAGTCTCGCAAGTTCTATGAGTTCAAAGAACGTACAGGTGTTTTTCAAAATGCATTGTTATCTTTCGAACAAGAACTTGTAGATAAAGGATACAGCAAAGACAGTCAAGAGTTTGATGTATTAAGAAGTGAGTGGTTGAAGAAGAACACAAGGATAGTAATCAAAGAAGAGTTTTACGAAAGACGTAATGACATCTTTGATCGTATCCAACAAATTACTTCGAAATTACCAGACACTGAGAAAAAGAAAGTAGACTTTACAGAAGCATGGCAAGATATCTTGGATGCTGTCTCTGGTTTCAGAGATGATGATGGTCAGCCTATTGGTAGTGATATGAGTGAAGGTCGTATTGAAGTAGTTAAGAAAAGACAAGAAGAAATAAATAAAGCTCAAGAAAACTTTGCTGGTATATCAGGTCTTACTCCTGCAGAAAGTATGGTGATCTCAGATCTTTTTGATATTATCAAATCAGGTAATAAACTATCAAAAGAAGATAAAGAAACCTTTACTACTTTAATGAAGAAAAAAGATGAGTTAGGTCTTAACAAATTTGAAAAGACTGAGTTGTTTAGTTTGTTCGCTGAGCTTAAAGAGTTGCAACGTAAAGAAGCAACTGATTACTACTTAGATATTGCTAATAACTACTTAGCTAAACTTAACACTGATAAGCTTGAAGATCTTACCGGTTCAAGAGTATTGACTAAAGCTAGTTCTGACTTCTTACTTAAAGAAGATGTTATCAAAGATTTATCTCAACAAAGTCCTGAGTTCGAAGCTTGGTTTAATAAGAACCATATCCGCAAGAACTACTATAACAAAATAACTCAACGTAACGAAGACAAGTGGGAACGATTATACATTTGGAATGTTATCCGTCCTAATGACTCTAAGTTCTTAGAGAAAACTGATATCAAAGATAGTAATGGTCAACACGTAGAAGAATACACTGGTTTACCAACTATGAAATATTATGCTCGTTTGGTTAAGCCTGAATACAGAAACCAAAGAATCGTTGGGGTAACTGTAGATAACCGTGGACAATGGTTACCTAAGACTGTTGCTCAAGGGGCTCTTGATGAAAGATATCGTAATGAAGCATATCATGATCTTCAAACTAAAGACCCTAAGATGTTTAATATCTTGGTTAACTTAACTGAACAACATCTTAAGAGTCAAGAGGGACTTGGTAGTAGGAGTAAGTTGTATCTCGATATGCCAAGATTTAGAAAATCTAGTTTAGAGATGATACAAACTCAAAACATAGCAGCTGAGAAAATGGGTACATTAACTCTATATGCTAAAAGAGTTAAAGAGTTTTTCAAGAGTGCTAAGGATGACAGTGAATCTGGGTTTAACTACAAAGATGAGTTTAACTTAGTTCGTGCTGATATGTTTGATGATGAGATAAGCACCATTCCTATTGCAGGTCTATATGACATTGATCTTGATGAGGTATCAACTGATATCACAGAGAGTATGATGAGATATATGTTATCTGCAGAAAGACAAAAGAAACTAGTTGAGATCAATCCTGTTGCACAAGCATTGAAAAATGTGGTAAATGATCCTAATAACAAGATCAAGCAAATGGATCGAGTTAATCAGTTCAACTTTATCAACAGAGGTATTGTTACTTATCTTAATAAGAAAGGTAAATATGTTCGTCAAACTGCAGTTAATAACTTCATCGAAAGAGAGTTCGAAGGTCAAACCCAAACAGGTTTTGCTAAGGACACTCCTTGGATTAATAACACAGCTAGTTTATTATTCAAACGTGCTTCATTTGGTTTCTTCGCATTGAACATTCCTTCAGCTTTAAAGAATACCATGAGTGCTAAGTTCCAGGGAATGATTGAAGCAGCTGCTGGTGAACATATGACAATGAAGTCTTATACCAAAGGTGAAGCTTGGGCCTTTCAAACTATGGGAACTATGAGTTTCGAAGTATATGAGAAAGCATCTAAGAGTCACAACTTACAGTTAGTGGATGTATTTGATCCGGTTCAAGGTAGATTTGAAGAGAAATTTGGAGAGTCTATGTCAAGAAGTGTTGCTAAAGATACTGCTAACTTATCGTGGTTATATAACTTCCGTAAGTGGACAGAGTTACAAGCAAGTATGCAAACCTTTGCTGGTATACTTTATCATAAAAAAGTAAAACAAAACGGTAAAGAAATTAGCTACATGGATGCTTGGGAAACTAAAGATGGTAAGATACAACTTAAAGAAGGTATAGATCCTACCTGGGGTATTACATATAATGCTGAAGGTGAGATACAAGTAGGTGCTGAATTTAAAAAAGCAAAGAATCAGATCCAGCAAATCATGAATAACTTGAATGGTGCTTACTCTAAGTTTGATCAACCAGAAGCTCAACGTTATGTAGGTTTCAGGTTCTTATCTTTCTTACGTCGTTACTTTACAACTATGGCCGTAAATCGCTGGGGATTCTCTGGTACTGCAGCTCATCCTATGGCAAGATTAAACCCAGGTATGGGAGATACTTCTGAAGGATGGTATGTTACTACTCTTAAAACTATGACAAGAACTGTAGCTACAGGCGGTAAATATTTAGGGTATATGACTCCTCAAGAGAAAAGAGCTTTCATCAAAGTTGTAACTGAGGTAGGAAGTCTTATCTTAATCAATGCTTTAATGGCTCCATTGTTTGGATGGGATCCAGATGATGAAGACAAATATGCTAAGTTACGCGAGAAGTCAGGACCATTACCTTTCCCATTTGTATCAGCAAATGAACCTGAGTTTAAGTTAAATGGTTTCATGGAGAACCATGCTCTTATGTTAATGATGAATATCCGTGCAGAAAACGAGCAGTTCATTCCTTTCCCTAATATGGGTATGGATGATTACTCTGGTATGTTGGATATGAAGTCTGTAGCTTTTGGTCCTACACTTGATACATATAAACAAGTATTCGAAGATGCTTTGAACATGGCTCAAGAGAAAGATGCTGCTTACTACAAACGTAGAGTTGGTCCATACGAATGGCAACAACAAGAGGCTGCTAAGATCTGGGCACATATGGCTAAGACAATCGGTTTAACAGGAGGATCAATAGATCCAGCAACAGCTGTTAAGAATTTCCAATCAGTACAAGCAAGAGCTAAATAATGAAAGTATTAGTATTAGTGCTTAGTCACTTAGAAGATGGTTATGAACCATTTATAGACTTACAAAAACAAACCTGGGATAGTATACCTGTCCCGGGTGTTGAAACATTCTTCTACTACGGAGGTAAAACCCGACCAGGTAAAACCAATGAGTGGGGAATAGATTGTGACTCCTCTATCGAGAATAGCTATAATAAGATGATTCTGGCCTTTAAGGAAGCACTTAAGTTAAACTGGGATTATATCTTCAGAACAAATTCAACAAGCTATGTGGTCAAATCTGAGCTTCTTAAGATGCATGAAGAGTTACCAGATACAAACATAATAGCTGGTCAACTAGGACCTTATCCTTATTGCTTTAAAAAGACTGGTCATGTACAAGGATTTTCTATGATGATCTCCCGAGATGTTGTAGAGAAGCTGGTTGCTAATTATCCTGAAGCTGATGGTATCGATGCCCCGGTTATGAGTAGAATACTCTTCGATAAGGAAAAGGTTAATATGAACAATGATCATTATCCTCATGGAGTAGAGGAACCAAGTGATGTAGATTTAACTAATCCTACACATCTTTACCGCGTAAACAAACATGTAGATCTTCAAGGTAGATACTTATTGTTGGAACAGATACATAAATCTGTTACTCAAACATCTCTCTAGCCGACGAAAAAAAAGGGGGACTTAAAGTCCCTCCTTATTAAAAGTTGGTAAGTCCTCGAGTCTACCCTCGATTTCCGTTAACTCAGAAACATTGATCTTAAAAGTCTTATTACTTCCCTCATAATGGGAAGCTAAAACATAAGTTTGATCTATACTGAGATAGCTCAGATAAATTTTCGTACCATTATAAACTGCTGTCTTCATTAGTTAATCTTTTTAAGTCCTTCAATCACAATATGTATTTCCTTTTTCAAGTCTGTAGGTAACGAGTCAAACTCTTCTTTAGGAAGAAGAGATAAAGTAAGTTCCTTATTGACATAAAGAACTGTAGTACATCCTGAACAAACTGTGATATCTCCCTCAATAGGGATAGCACCAGAACCATCTATAGCTAATGCCATATCAAGAATCTTCTTACAATTTGGACAAGAACAAGGTACTGTTTTTACACTGTTCATTAGCTTTGTATAATGGGATGAATATTTGGTTTCGAATAATTAGGTCCCTTTAAAATCTTACCATCCTCACGAAAGATAGGATTTCCATCTTCACCTAACTTACTCATGTTACTTCTTTGTATTTCGGAAAACACCTCTTCAATCTTGTGTTGTAGTCCATGTTTCAGGATCGTACCGCATAAAATATAAAGCTGATCGCCTAGCGCATCGGCAACTTCAACTAAATCCCCCTTCTCACAGGCTTCTAAATATTCGTCATTCTCTTCTTTCATAAGAGCATATCGAAGTGAGCTTTCTTCCGGGTTTAATAACTGAGGTGTTGTTCCGTCTACAATGTTGAACTTCTTATGAAATTCAGCAACATCACTTAACTGTTTAATCATGTATTTGAGTTTAGGTTAGAATGTAAAAATAAGAAGACTTAGTATATTTACCAAGTCTTCTTACTATTTTTTATTTACCAGCTCCGTTGATATTAACGGCACCAATAGAGGCAGCTTGTGCACGTTGTACACCTGCAGCACGTTCAGCATCTAATGCGTTTTTCCACATGTCAACTTGTTGAACTAAGAACTCATTTTTACTTTGTAAAGTTTCCAACTCAGCTTTTGCTTTGGCTTCTTTAGTTTCGTTTTGTGAGTTCAATAAAGCTGTAGCATTATCATGCTCTTTTTTCATCGCTCCAGTTGCTGCAGCTACTGCAGAACTTACTTCAGATTTGATATCGCGATTTACTTTATCAGCATCAGCTTCTAATTTTGAGTAATCAGCTTTATCAACAGCCACTAATCCTTGACGGTCTAAGATTCCATCAACAACTTTTCTTTCGTTAGCTTTTAACTCAACTTCTAACTCAACTGTTTTTTGACGACGTTTCTCAGAGAACTCAGTATCAAGTTCTTTGATTTTGTCTTCACGTTGAGCGATGATAGCTTGAGCTTCTTCAGCTTTGTTTGCTAAATCTTCAACTTTACCCATTGCAGCTCCTAAAGCTGTAATTGATTTTTTGATTTCTGCTGCTGCTGCTCCGATGATTACTTCAGATGCTGCTGTACCTTTTTTAGGTGCTGACTTTGGAGACTCCGCTCCTTTTGTTTCTGCCATTTTGTTTTGGTTTTTAGGTTATTTATTTATGAATTGTTTGTTACTTAACAGTATACTTGATACCTTTAACAATGAACCAGTTGATTCCACGAGGATCAACTAATCTTGTACGAGTATCGTAGTCTTTACTACCATCTTTAGCCTCTTCCATATCGATGAAACTTACACGACCTAAGTTATTAAGTTCACCATTATGACGACCAACCATAGTACGAGCTTCCCCAACTAAGGCACTTTTAACTGCTTTCTTAACTGCATTTTCAACTGCTTTCGGAGTTGAACCTTCATATGCAGTCATGATTTCTTTAACCACATCAGCTTCTTTAACTTGTTTGTTAAAGTCTACTGTGATAGCCATACCTGAACTAGCTAAGAACTTAGCTGATGCTTCAGTTTTATTTAAGGTTACTTCTTTCAAGTGTTGACTTGCAGAGTGTAACTGACCTTCATAATAGTTTTTATCTACTACGATGTATGCACCAGCATCGTTTTTTAACTGGATCTTACCGTCTTGGAATTTTTCCACGGTGTAAAACTGAGTTTCAGAAAGGACCTCGCCTTTTTTGATTTTTTTGAATGATGTTGCCATGTTAAAAATAGGTTTTTTGTTCTCCATCTTTGTTAAAAGATGAAAGTGAGTTATTATAGATAGCGATGTATTTACCTTTGTTAGCAATACATAAACGTTTAAGCTCTTCGTTTGCTTGTCTTAATGAGATAGCATTTGTTTTATATTCAAAACCATCTGTACCAACACTGTCATTACCATCATTGATGGCAAGGATTTCAGGTTGATCTTTAGACAAGTCAATGTCAAGATTACAAAGTTTATGACGAACATTGATTTCGTAGTTGATAAAGTTAACCATATCTCCTAACTCCGTTCCTCCACCACTTGGTCGTGTAGAAAAAGAAGCCCAGAACTCAAGAGCTGTCTTACGATCATATATATGCTTGAATTTCATGTAACTAGTGTCACTTAAAAAGTAACTGAAAAAGATTTCAGCTTCCTCTTTCATAGCATATTTAAGACGATCAATAAGTAAAGCTACTACCCATTCTTGTTTGTCTTGTTCGTTCATACTTCCAGAGTAATCAAGTAACATGATGATCTTTTGTTTGTGTTCTGTACGATCTACAGGAACTCTTACAATTAGATCTTTTGTTAAAAGCTTGGTAGGAAAGTTTGGCATAAGTCGTTGGTACAACTCGACATTGTTCATTTGAGAGTAATCTCTCATCATACGGTGAGCTGTGATATGGGAGTTAGCTACTACTTTTTCTTCAACTTCTTTCTGGATTTTAAATTCAGAACCAAAGTTTTTGATCATAGCGATCTTATTAAGGATCTCAAACTTACGACTTTTACCGAACATGTTTTCATCAAGTAACTCATTGTATATAGGGTCACCATACACTTCAGAGTTAACATTGATTTCTTCAGATCTTTCTAAATCTTTAGGAGTCATTTTTCCTTTAGGTCCTCCTGCTTTACGTTCCAATTCTTTGAAAACAAATAATGCTTTCTCAAGTGGAGACATACCAGGTACAAATCTATCCCAAAGATCATTATACATCTGCTGTTTAGCTGCGATCATCTCTATCTCCTTCTCATTTAATGCACTAAGATCATCATACTTAGGATCAAAATAGTCTTTTTCTTCTAGCATTTTATAGTAAAAGAAGCGTGACATTTCTTTAATCAAATCTCTGTTATCCTTAGTATCTGCATTCCAATCAAGTTTGGATGAGATATCAGTACTTTTAGGAGTAAAATAACTCGGGTGGTTTTTAATAACCAAGTCCTTATCATCATCTTCTCCTACTGTACTAAATCCTCCAAAATTACCCCAGCTAAAGTTACCTCCGTAGTAGTCTTCATAGTAGTCATCATAACCACCATATCCACCACCGTATCCGTAACCATAGTTTCCACCTCCATAACGACCATTACCACCACCATTCTTTCCACCTTTTCCTGTGTAGGTTGTAGTTCTGTGACTATCAAATCCTACATTCTTAGAATGATAGCCCATCAGGTTGACTAATTTGTGGTTCTTCAACAGGACCATCATTAATAGGACTTCCACCGAAACTTTCTGCTGCATCGCTGATATTAACTAAAAGATCCAAGGTTTTCTTGTTCTTCTCGTAGATAAGAGTGAATTTTTTGATAGCATCTGTTGTAGTAGAAATAAGAGAATCGTCAGCTTTAATAGCTTTCAAAGCTGTGATCTCAATATATAAGCTTTTGTTTAACTTAGCAGCTTCTTGTAAGCCAGTAGTTAAGTTCATATCAGCAGTATCAAACTTGCGAATGATGTCTAACATATGAGCAGTTTTCTTCTTGATCTCCAAGATACTGTTAAACTTAGTGATAGAAGTTTTTAACAAATCAGGTTTACCACTGAAGTCAGCAATAAAGTTTAATGCTTCAGGACCTGACTCTGCAATGATAGAAGCTGCAGTTAATGCGATACGAGGACTGATAGTTGTACCACCAGTATGGTATGCTTCTAATAAGTAAGTTAACATAGGATCTGCTCCACCAAACTTAGCCATGAAAAGCTTCTCGTAGTTATGACGAGTATGTTCTTTCCAAACAACTTTTAACTCTAAAGGAAAACGTTCCATTAAAGCTTTCAATGAATTGTTCTTAGAGAACTCTTCACGAGTTTTGTTAGTACAACAAATAATGTTTTTTGTTTTGATTGGGTATACTTGTCCTCCATTTCTGAAAACACCTGAGCTCAAGATATCTTTTAGTTGTTCCAAGATATAATCTGGAGCATCAAATAACTCTTCAAAGATAACGTATTCAAAGTTCATGAATGAATTATCAACTAAGTATTCTATTTTACCAGTAGCATTGAAAGTTAAGATATCTAAACCACCGAATAAACGATCAGTTGTCATACCTGAACCCATAGTAATTACATAAGGACTGATACCTTTAACACCAAGGTAATCTAAAGCATACTCTGATTTACCATATCCACCTGGTCCATAAAGAATAACATTTTTCTCTGTGTTGAAAGAAACGTCAAGTACTTTCTTTACATCATCCATGAATACATAAGCATCCAAAGGATTAGGCTTTTCTAAATCACCTAACTCATCAGTAGATTTTACTGATGCATTTACATTTTGTTCTCCGGCAGTTTCGCCAGTTGTGTTCTCGTTGTTTACAGTAGACCCTGCTACTGTTGTGTTCTCTTCGTTCATATTAATTTAAGGGTATTGTGTTATAATAAAGTCTCCATACTCTTGTAAGCTCCTATTAATTCTTCGTCTCCTGAAGCAAATGCAGCAGCTGATTTAGCAGCAAAAGCAGATTTACTTGAACGAACATAGGTACTAGCCTCAACAATATTAGATACTTTACTAGCATTTGTAAAATCAATACATACACCACCTGTCATTTCAGATAGTTGTTTGTACCAAGGTGTGCTATGGATTCTTAAAGTATCGTATTGTATGCCCATCTTAGCAGCTGTTTTAGCTTCTTCTTTCCAATCGATTTGAGCATTTTGTACTTTACCAGCAAGACTATAACCTACTTTATGTGGATTATCATCTCCGATAAATAATACTGATTTGATACCATCTCTCCAGTCAGTTTCTTCGTTAATCTTTTTGATAACAAGTTCATAGAACTCATCTCCATCTCCACCAGAAGTGTTTTTAGCATGTTGTATGAATTTTACCAAATCGTTCTGGTTATCAGTTAACTCGATAGTTTGGTAAGCTTTACCAAATACTTTAGATGATTCCATATCACAGTAATCACCGAAAGCTACTATCTTAACTTTTAAGTTAGGAACGTTCTTAAATAAGTTAACCACTACTTCTTGTACATGCTTTCTTACAGCTGCGATGTATGATCCCATACTTCCTGTAGTATCAAATGCGATAACATAGTCAGTTGTTTTAGTTGTAATATCTTCAACTTTTGTAGAGCTAGTTTTAGTAGCAGTTGTTGCTACAACCTTTGTAGGTACAACTTTCTTAGCAGCCTTTTTAGGTGTCACTTTTTTTGCAGTTGCTTTTTTAGTAGAAGGAGTTTCTTCTGAGAAAGCTTTCAAGAATCCAGCTTCAGTTTTGTAGCCATATTTTAGCAACATTTTTGCTTTACGTTCTTTGTTAGCCCTTTTATAGGACTGAAGAACAGTTGGTGTGGTCTTTGCCATTTTAAATAAGTTTGAGATATTCATAGATAAACTAAAGGCCAGGATTACTCCCAGCCTATAGTGTATAGACAAGTGAGTTTCACTTATCTACTTAATGTACAAAATTTTGAGTAACTTTTTGAATACTACGATAATACCGCAGCATCTGATTCTTCAATCGGTGTAGGAGAAATAGCATCAGTTGAAGCTTTCACTTCTTCTTCTTTTACATCGTTATCCAACACGATTACATACTCAGGTTCTTTTTTGGCTTTAGGTTTTGCTTTGCTTAAACCGAAGGTCATCATCGCATCTTTGATTTCTGACTCTTTCACACCGAAGATAACTGCTACCATCTCGTGTGTATTTCCTAAACCTTTAAGTTTAGCTAATTCGCTTTTTTTAAGCACTACTTGTCTTGCTGTTGTTGACATATATATTTGGATTTATTTTGGGTTAAAAGTTTTATCAGCTGTTACATAAGCTTGATACATTGCGCGAAATTCATTACCTGTGGCTTGTGTAACTACATGTTTACCATCAGGTGTTTGGACTACAAACATAACTGTTGTTTGTCCACCGAGGGTACCTTTCTCAAGAATACCCATAGTAAAGTGATTAACATCTATCACATTTTCTATACTTAATCCTTTAATTAGAGGAATACCATCACTGGCATCTTCTAAACTTTGTATTTTTATACTTACTGACATTAGTCAAAGTTTAGTGATAACTGAGCACCACTTGGTCCCAGTGTTATGTTGTTGATTTCTTTATAAATCTCTTGTAGATAAAAGGAGTCTTCTACATTATAGTCTTCCCATGCCTTTTTTTCATACTTGTTAAAGACTGTTTGCAACCATTGTCCAGCTTGATTCTGTATCTGCCTACCATCTTCTTTATGAGTCTTAACAATCTTCTTACCCTTATCACTTATGTAGTATCTAATAGTATCTTGAAGTTCTGTTTTAACTAGACCTTGGCTTCCTATACTCAACTCTTCAAATTTCCAGTCGTGACCTTTAATCCTGGACACACCACAGTAATCGTAAATATTACGATTATTAACTATGTATGTTTCAGGAAGAATATCATTAACAAAGTAGTTGAATATTGCTTTAGAAACGATTAAGAAACTCTTGTTCTTATGTAAGTGAGTTGGTTTATAGTTTTGAAGATCTTCCCACTCAAATCTACCTTTACACTTAGTCTTACCGTCGCTGTAAACTGATATATAGTTGTTAATATCCCAGATGAACATCTTACTATACTCAGCATATTCAAGAGTAAGTTTTGTCTTAGCTTCCCAATTCTTACAGATCTGATAGTATTTCTCTACATCGCTTCGTCGAATCCTCATCGTAATACCATCGGTATTAGTTTGTAATAACTGAGAATCAGGAAGAGTTAATAGAAACTCTTCAGCTAGCATTGTGATCAGTAACTGACCATTGATAGTTGTCTGCATTGTGTACTGAGGATCATATAACCAAGAGTATTCACTATTAGAGTTACCATAAGTTGCATTAGCAGCTTCTTTAAACCCTTCGATAATAGCTATATCTCCTAACTTACCCTTAGCTTTTTCTGCAAGACGAACTCCTACAATATCGTTCTTATAAGTCTGGAAAAACACTGGACCTAAATGGGCAGGATACATTCCATTTTGTACAGCAATACTAGGATATAGTGAAGCAACATCACAGTCTATTATTATAAACTCAAGATCACTTTTATATATACCAGCTACTGACTGATGAACACCTCCGGATCCGTATTCAAATTCGTAACTCATGAACCTTTGAGTATGCTTAAAACTACCCTTGGTATTATACACTGTGGTATCGAGTATAGTATCAAGAAGAGAGTTAAACTCTTTACTCTTAAAGGCTACATAAGGAAAAACAATATCTTTTAATACTATACTTTCCCTACGAGTTCTTCCTTGTTTTACTTCCCATGGGCTTTGACCTGTTTTATCACAGTATAGCTTTAGTAGTAACTCACTTCCTATCTTAGTATTGGAATAGTTATAACAGGACATGTCATACTTGTTACCAATAGTCTTACGGAGATTTATTTGTTTCTTACATAAATGCAAGATCCTTTTGGTTGAGCTAACATCATTCCTACAATAGGACTCGATGTCATCAACCTCTGTTTGTGTTTTAATTTCTGTTGTATGGTGGATAGGCATCTCTTGCAAGTTAGGCCAATCCATAGCATACTGGATCCATTTCAATGATGCTGACTTATTCACATTATCCCAATGATTAGTTTTGAAGATATCAACCTGTCCGATTGATAACTTCCTCTCAGGAAACATAGCCCATTCTTTGGCTCTACTTCTCCTAATAACCTCTTGTGATTGTGCATAAATAGCACGAGCAGCTTCATCAGCTGTCATAGAAATAAGTAGAGCTTTGTTATTCAGAATATACTGTGTTATCTGACTATCAAAGTTTAGTCCATTAAAAGATATATGAAGCTCTTTTAGCTTTTGATTTCGTTCTAGGAAATCGATAAACTTTTCTATATCGTTTCTCAGAGTATGAACGACAAATACTAAAGTAGTATTGTCGTCCTCTCTAAAGTCTTCGAATACAGCTAAGAAACAGTTACTAAGAGTTTCATAATCATGTACCCAATGTGTTTTCGGTATCTCCATCAGTTTTCTTTATACCCCAGAAATATAGGTCATTAGACTCCATGTTTACTTTGAACTGGTATTCAGAAAAGATATTATCTACATCAACAGCTCCCCTGATATTTTCGATATTAAGGTTTTTATAGTAGTTGGGCCAGATGTAGTTTGTATATGGTGATAGATCAGGAGTTCCTGACTTACTTGTACCATGTTCTTCTCTTCCTTCAGTTGCACATGTAAATAGAAACAAGCCTCCTGGCTTTAACATATTTACGATATTTTGTAAACTCTCCACGTAATGTTTATCGTGTTCAAAACACTCTGTTGAGATAATGGTATCGTACTGAATCTCTGGGTTGAACATATGGGTTTTTGTTACCACATCTACGTTCTCTCCTGAACCAAGATCAATACCAAGGTAGTGACAGTCTGTAAAATAAGACCTATTGTTACCGTTAATATCGAGTGATCCTACATCAAGTACTGTCTTGTTCTTAAAATGATCGGGGTATAATGTCAAAACGCTGGTACAGAAATCTTGTTGTTCTTTATGTGCCATGGTTTCTAAAAATTAAAAAAGGGGAAAGCATACGCAATCCCCTCTTATAGGTTAGTAATATTAGTCTTTACTTATTAGTTCGATCTTAGGTCCTTCGGTCGGAGCTACAATACTAGGTATTGCATCCGTATATTGTTTATAGTCGTAGCTATCTGCATTCTCGCATAAAGCTTTGATCATTTCTTCTACTTCTGTTTTTTCATAGATAATAAACTCCATGAATGTTTGCATGAACTTACGTTCTTCTCTGTAATGTTTCTTATTCGGTCTCCCTTTTCCACCACCTACTAATTGTAGGTCACCATTGTCATCTAACTTTGGTATCATGTGAAAAGTATCTCTCGCTGTTTTAGAAAACAAAACTAATGATTTTGTTTCAGGGTCATAGACTCCTTCTGCATATGCACAATCAATACTGATCGGCATAAGTCTAAATGTTTTTTGTGACTGCCACGCACCGGTGATTAGTCTCATTGTTTTTTGTGTTGACATGTTGAGTTGGTTTTTTGATTAGACAAATTAACGTAAAACCTTGGTAACATCCAAGTCTTTAACATTCATTTTTAAAGTTTCTCTTTCGAGATCTGGTGGATTACATAGTTCTCCAACCGACTTTAATGTCTCAATCGTTTCTCCTACAAGATCTGCGTAAATACCGTAGTACTTCTCAGGATGTAAAAAGCTTTCAACATAAGCGTAGCTGGAGTTGTTAACACCAGTGAAATTTTTGATTTTGTTTTTGGTACCGTAACTTAGTTTCGAGTATTTACCGTCTATAAAGTGGTTCCAATCTTGTTTATATAGTGAAAAATCAAACACATATATACCTTGGTTATCTTCTACCTGTTTAAAATCATGGAAGAGAGAGTTACCAAAGAGTTTATTTTTTTCAAACATTCTGAACTCTTCGTCCGAACGTAGATGATATAAGCAAATAAGTTTAGCATCTTCTGGTTTATAAAACCCATCCCAAGAAGAAAATACTTCTATAGGTGTGACACTTGATCCTCGCTTAATATCAAGAACAGGATACATAAATATCCTACTCTTCTGTACATAGTCTTTATGCAATGACGTTATCTTCATAATGGTCTGATTATAAATATACTTTACCTCGAGCAAAGTCGTATGGTAAGTTATAATCTCGGTTCTCGTAATGGTACAAACCTTGTCTGAGACTGTTGTTCAGTCTTCCTAACCATTCTAACATCGTTGATTTACTAACTTCAAACGCGTACACTTGTTGGTTATTATCTATAACAATAAAGTTGAACTTAATAACCCATGAATCGTTAATAAACTCTTTGAAGAAGTCAAGGACTAATCTAAGGTATACAGCTGCCTGCATCCAGTAATTAAAGACCTCAACAGTATCTTTAAAATCTACTATTGATCTGTTGGTTGTTTTAAGATCGTTTATGTATATACGTTTGTTATCCGCATCAACTACGATGTTATCTATAATACCTTTCAATCCAAAAGGGAATGCTTTTTCAAGCTCCATACTTAAGGACATCTCATTATAGATTTTAAAAGTATCGGTTTGTTCTTTACCTCTACCGAGTAACTCAGCTATCTGCTTGTTGCCCAAAAGTAAATCTTTACTTCTTAAACAATATTCCAATGTCTCTGCATCGACAATATTCTTGTCTCCCTTCATTTTCAAGAACTCGAAGTAGGAGATGTTTTGTTCTATAAGAACCTTATCCAGTCTTTGTTCATCAGTCTTTAAACTCTGGTGAAGATTGATCTCTTTAAGGAACTCGATTATGTCCGTTTCGTAATCAGCAAGGCTTTGCTTGTCAGACTCTAATGTATACAGACTAAACATTTTGTCAACTATTAGTTTGTTGTTACCTTCTGGTAACTTAGTTGGCGACACTACAAAGTAGTCGTTGAAGTGATTTTCTTCTAACATAAGGCAATGAATCACTTTACCTTGTACTAGATGACTATCCATCCGGTCTTCTCTTTGTAATAATACATAGTGGTTATAAAAGGAACCTGGAGAATACATCAGTCTCTTTAAGCTTGAGTAACTAAAATATAGTTTCTTAGCGTAGAAACTTTCTTCCATCATGTGTGTTAGATCTTCCATTAAAGGTTAAAATTTGGTTCCCCTAAAGGTACAACTTTTTCAGATAATTCCTCAACAGTTTGCTTAACAAATCCTGCTGTTATCTCTTCTGGCGGGTTCTGCTCATCATCTTCTTTCAATGCATCAAGCACTGCTTGTGAGAAGCTTATTTGTTCACAAAATAGATGAGTATACCTTAAAGTTGCTGTCATCTCATCTCTAACAAAAGGAAGTATCAAGTTCAAGTTAGCCCTGGTTAATAACTTCTTTTTTAACAAAGAGTCGATGATGTCATTAAGGTTAAGATGTAAGATCGGTACACCAAAGTAAGTAAGCATGGATTTAAAGTTCACATGATCTTTGTTCTTAACGTTATAGATCTTATTACCAAACTCTCGGATAAGTAACATGATATAAACAGCTGATTCTCTATAGTCTACGTTAGCCATAAAAGCCATCGCTACTTTATGATTCTCTACATCGGGACTATTAAAAGAATCCTTGATAGTTTCGTAGATCTCTTGATCCATTATAACTCCAGTATTTAACCCGATTAAAATATCATCTTGACCAAAGTACTTACTATTAGGAGCTGTAATCTCTTTCAGTATATCATAAGAAGCTTCATCTTTAACCTGAATGAAATGACTATCATAACCAACAGGGTTACTATTTTCATCTAAAGGGATGTTAATCATAACACCAAAAGGAGTAGTATTCGAAGTTAAATCTTCAAATATATCATCAGATACACTAACATATTGGAAGTTCTCATTAACATCTTTCATGTCATGTTTTAACTGAAGAGTACGAGGATCTCCTAAAGGGAACATGTCCTCAACAAATTTGCTAAAAGTATCCCAAGATATTCTTGCATCACGTTTTAGTACAAACAAATCTTTATAAGACTCTGGTCCCATAATGACTACATTTGCTCTGATCTTGAATTTAACAGGAGCTACTTTATGTTTACTGCAGTATTCTTTTAGTTTAAATCGTGGGATGTTACACCCTGGAAAGAAATAGATCTTATCGTTTGCTTTAGGCTCGTATTTTTTGTCTTTAAAAAGACTTTGGTTTACCTGAATATAAAGATTATCATCAGGATTTTTGCTCACATCATAAGTGTTGAACTCATAAGTAAACTTTGGACCATGTGGAGTAGTTTCCACACCAGTAATATGTATCGTTTTTTTAAATTGATCCATAACAGTAAAATAAAGAGGGAACCGAAGTCCCCTCTTAGTTATTATTTAACAGACATTTTCATAACCTCTGCATTGGTCATCATCTTTTGGAACTTTTGAGTGTTCGCGTTGTAGATCTTTTTAACAAGTAAGTACATGATATCATTCGAGAAGATCTCAGGATCAGTACAGAATCTGATTAAACGTTTAGACATATCATCAGTTACCGGATGATTTTCTGTGTAGTTGATAGTGTAGTTGATTAAACGAGTAGCTAATGTGCTCGCAATATCAGCTCTGAACTTATCACCACGTCCAATAGAGTTTCTCAACTCACCAACAATGTAAGCTTCATTCTCATGAAGTAACATATCTCTTGGGCTTGTCAACTTATCTAACTTGTTATTGATAAACAAGGTAAACATAGTTGCAAAGTTAGGACCTACACTTCCTTCTCCGATCATTTGGATTAAACCCAACTGAGCATCAAAGTCAGGGATAGAACTGATAGAGTTAAAGAAAGTCATTACACTTCTCGGATTCACATCGCGTGTAATAACTTCTGGATGTAATAACAAAAAGTTAATACATCTACTATCTACTCCTACTTTCTCAGCCCAACGAGCCCATACTTCTACATTAAACTTAAATCTAACACTTGCAAAACGAGTTTTTTGTGCTGGATCTAATGCAGTTACAGAATAGTTACCATCATCAGGATTAGTTGTAAGAATGATATGCCAATCAGGAGGTAATTTCCAAGACATATACTGTTGAGTTTCTATCAAGGTCATGGTTGCTTGCATGAACCTTGCATCAGCTCTGGTGTAATCATCTAATAATAAGATACCACCTTTAGTTCTACCTTGAATGAACTCTGGAGCAGCATGTGACATTCGTCTTTCACCTGTAGGGTTATAACCATTTGTGATATGCTGAGGAATACTATTCTCAGTAACCCACATATAGTTTGTTCCGTTTGTAACTTCATACTCTTTTAAAGGAAATCCTACTAAGTCACCAAGTTCTTCGATTTGTGCAAGATTAATCCTGCAAATATCTAAACCTAATTCTTTAGCAAGTTGCTCTACGGCAGAAGTTTTACCTATCCCGGCTTCTCCTTCTATATTTACACATACAGGTACTGCACCTTTAGCTTGTAATGCTCTGTTATTGTTTACAATATGTATTAAAAACTCTTTTAATTCTTCAGCATGTAATTCTACTTGTACTTTTGCTTCTTTAGTCGCCATGTTTTAATGTTAATTTAGTTTTATCTGGAAGCCCTCCAGTTCGGGATTTTCTCTTGATTGTGATGACATAACCCATAATACAGGTCCTCGGCATTTATCAGGTGCCGGTGCTTCCCCATCAGTAAGATAGATGAGACAGTTATACTTATTATGATTTTCGTCATAGTAATCGGTAACAGGATGGAAGCTTGTACCTCCACGACCGTGGATCTCAAAGTCAAGCTTTGGATCAAACTTACCGATATAACTAATAGAACTATCACACTGTATAATAGTTACTTCAGTACCTGTTCTATGAATATGGGTGATTTCACTTAAGAACTCAACTAATTCATTAGTGCTTACAGATCCTGATGTATCTACTGCAACAAGTATTCTTCTTTTAGGTTTTATCTTAAGACCTGGATTCTCTTCAAATCTTACGTTAAGTTTCTTACGAGACTTTTTAGTAAAGACATTGTTAGAACCTCCAGCAAATCTTCTTAAGAAAGCTCTCCAGTTAAACTTAGGTTCTTCAAGCTCTTCAATTCGCTTAAGAATTTCAGCTAGTTCTCCTGGTACAGTTCCTCTACTTTTTACTACTTGATCTGCTACAGCTTTGATAACATGTTCTGCTTGTGCTTTAACTAACTTCTGAGTTGCCTCATCCATATCTTTAAAGTCTTTCCAAGTAGAGTGATCAGGAGCTTGGGTAGGATCAACAGTTCCTCCTGGACCTTGTAAGTCAACCATTACTGGTTTTCCTCCTTGTCCAGGTTGACCCATACCTTGCATAGCTTGAAGCATTGCATTTAAGTTAGGACAGTTACCTTTCTGTTTACCTTGCTGAAGCTTCTCGTAGTAATAAAGAGTACCTTTCTTTGGTTCGAGTTTTAACTCGGGGTAGGAAGAAGGTAATTGGGGTCCTGGTGGTAAATACTTAGGATCAATGTACTGATTTATCTCTATATCCATGGCAATGTTTGCAATATCATGGTCGCTTAGGTGATTAAAGTCAGTAACATGAAAGAAAGCAATATGTAATAACTCATGCTTCAGTAACCCTCTATGTTGTAATGGTCCAAGACTATTCCAAAACTCCTCGTTAATATCCAACTGATAGTTAATACCATTAGAAGATACTCCGGCAGTAGGAACTCTTGAACTCCATACTTTGTTCAACATAATGAGGAACAAACCATAGAAAGGTTCTGCAAGCATAAGGTCTTTTGAAGCTTTCGCTAAAGCCTCTGATTTATTTGGTAGCATTTGCTCCTTCTTTTACGTTTAACTTGATTTCGATACCTTCAACAAAGTCGTACCCCATGTCTTTAACAGACTTGAATACATACTCTCCGAAGTAATCCAGAAAGAACTGGATATCTTTCTCAGGAGCCTTTTGTGCACCTAAGATTTTTAGGATCTGTTTGTACTGACAAACTTTGTCAGGATCAGCTCCTATAGTTTTTAAGAACTTGTAAGCTTCTGGAGCTTGTTTCTTCCAGGTTTCCCCGTTCGGTTTACAGATCTTTTTAAGTAATAAGATATAAACTAAACTAGCTTTTCTATTACAGTTTTCTATAACAGCAAGTGCTACATTTACATTCTCTTGATCTGTTGAATCAAGCATACCTCTTACATTAGCAAATGTGCTTGCATCAAGCACCAATTTTTCTGATTCTTTTACTTCGTTTTCCATATGATTTTTTAGTTTTTCCGGGAATATCCCTAATGATATAATGATTTTGAGAGGTCGTAGATCCACATAGCATCAGCTTCGTTATCATCCTCTGTTGTTAACCCAAGTTTATCTTGGGCTGCTTTAACCATTGCTGGTTTGCCGGCGTTTCCTTTACCGGTTGCATGAACTTTAATCTCTTTAGCAGAGAAAGCTCTGTACTCAATTTTATGTTCTTCACAGAAGATCTTCAGTACACCATGTAGTTCAGCTTGAACTATTAATGCACTCTTATGATGACCAGCTGTTCTTTCAAAAGTTATGAGTTCTATATTTTCAAGTTTTACTATCTCAGATAGTTTACTCTTGAACCTAATCAATCTCATACCTGATGATTCATCTTTCTTAATGGAGAAGTCCCATGCACCATGTGCTGTTTCAGTGCACCATCCGCAATGGGTTGCTACATCAAGAGAAAGAATGTTGAGTTTGCTCATGTTGTTGTATTAAGTGTTGCTTTTAAAAGAGGTGTTATACCTTCTCTAACTTTGTACAATCCGTGTTTTTCTCCAGCATCAGATAAATCTTTAGCCATAGTAAATAACACAGGTGGTAAGTTATATTTTTCTTTGTACTTAGCCATACATTTTATACCAGCTTCATCATTATCAAACAATACACAAGTACCTTTATACTTAGGTAACAAGTACTGCATGATATGATCTGGTATTAAAACATTCTCACTATCTGGAGCTATTGCTTCAGCATTTTTAAATCCTAGTTTCTTAAAGAACATAAGATCTTTTAGTGAGCTACATATTACTAAGTACGGTACTTTCATAGTAAGTTGATCAAGACCTTGGACATAGTCACGGACTTTGATAAACTTATTATCTTTAACATAAGGTTGATATATCTTATAAAGAGTTCCATCTTTTCGAAAGAACCCGTAGATATTTCTACCATTAATGACAAGTTCTTGTTCAACTCCTTCTATCTCCTTCGTCATTGTATATGATGAAAGTGGAAACACAAAGTGTTCCTCAAGAAGAGCTGATCCAATATAGAACCTATTCCAAAATTTTTGATCATGTACCATCCAAGAACGTTTCTCAAACTTCGATACTTTGTACCTTGTTTGAACCTTAAACTCTCTTAAGCTATAATCTTCTTTATTGCCTGAAAGAGTGTATTGGTTATAATCCTGAATGATCTTATGAGCACTTTCGCCTCGGGAAGTAAGCTTAAACATATGTTGTATTAAAGTAACACCATCTCCAGCATATCCAGAAGAAAAACATTTAAACCGATAAGAAGCTACAGGTTTACTGTAATATATACATAATGAAGGTACCTTGTCATCAGACTTAAACACAGACTTGATTTTCTCATCTTGTCCAGTAAGCTTTACAGGTAACTTTAGATAGTACTCGAATACCCATTCCCTAGGGATCTCATCGAGTGATGATACTAATAATTTTGTTCGTAACATAAATTTAAGGATAAAAAGAGGGAAGATTACTCCTCCCTCTTAGATAGTTTGTTATTAAAGCTGAAAACTATTGTCTTCAGGTTTTGATGTTCCAGCAGGATCTGCTGATTCTCCACTGCTAAAGTTACTAACAGCCTCACCCTTGATAGGAATGATGTGTTCTGCAGGACTAAAGATAGCAAGCTTAGAAGCTTTTGTACCTTCTAATTCGTATGGTTGACTTACCTTTGTGAACTTAGGTAAGAACAACTCGTACGCTTTGTACTGTTGCTTGTTCATGTACTCTTTACCAGAGATACAAAAATCCATATAGATATCTTTGAATGGTTGAGTGTTGTTGAACGCTTCAAATAAAGACTCAATAGTAGAGTGTTTATTATCTTCATCATCAAACCATTTAATAGCTACAGGACCTAATCCTTCACATAATCTTTTTAAGTCTTTCAACATTTCTGTATCGCGACTGATAGGAACATGTGTTTTTGTTTCGCCGTCTTTGTAAGCCCATTGGCTTAACTTTACTTTACCAACTTGTCCTAAGTGGCGACCTTGTGACTGATCTGCAGGATTAATCCAGAAACCTTCGAAACCATCTCCCATAGGTTTAGTTTCTAAGTTAAGGATAACCTCATATCCACCCATTACTAAAGTAAATGGTTTTAAAGTTACGCTTGTGATTTTACAAGTTACGTTACCTGGTTCAATAGTTTTAGAACCCTTACTTGCTGTTGTTACATTTTTTGTACCGATCATACCTTTGTTTTTTATTTTGTGATTTTGTCAATGAATACTTGATCCCAGTGAGTTACAACTTTACCTTCTATCATTTCTGATATAACGATTTCTGCATTTCTTAAGTGGTCTGGTCTTGCTCCACAAGATACTTCATCTGTGGTTTTAAAACTTAAGATATTTTGAGTACCTTTTCTGTAAAGGTAACCTATTGCATCTGATTGCGCACTCGTAGTTCTCTTGATCTTCCCTGTTAAGTCGAGGTCAAGTGAGCTGAACTCAGCACCTGCTTTCTCTAATAACACATCTTTAACGTGACATGATAGTATGATCTTTGGTGCTAATGTTTTGATGTAGTCTATCATCTTAGAAAATGCTTCTCTAAGATATAAATATCCTCCACCATTTGGTAATCCCACAATACTACCGTAAATTGCTTTACCAGAGTCTACTGTATAGTTACCTTGAGCATCTTTTTTAAACCAGTTCTTACCCATTGATGTACGGGAATAAAGGTTCTCTGCAAACGGTATACACATTTCTTCTAAAGCAGTTCCAGTATCTATGACGATTCCATCATAAGGTCTTCCGGCTTTTTTGATTTCTTCTCCAATAGCTTTCAATTCTTGAACACTACTAGCTTGCATTTTTAATGCACTTACAAACCTGGATCCATTTTCTAAATCCAGAATCAACCAATTAGGGAGTTCCGCAAATAATGTTGTTTTACCTACCTTCGGTTTAGAGAAGATGATCAACATATCCGGGCTCACTGATGTGGGTGCTATTTTTTGTGTCGGTAAAACGACTTTGTTTTCTTCTTTTACTATTTCAGACATTAGGAGCTTATTAATTCGTTTAACCACTGTTTCTGACTGCAAGGTTTCTTCAACATAATTGCAGCATAATCTCGTATCGTCATATCCCTAATAGGTAAATCCAAACTTTCATTACTAAGTATAAACTCAGGAGCTTGTTCATTTTTACCAACATTGGTAGTCGATATTAGAGTCTCTTTCTTTTCTTCTTTAAGTTCTTCCTTTTTTTGCTGTGGTGTTATAACTTCTAATTCACTTATAGGAATTAGATACCTCCTTGTACTAGTATTCTCACCTTCTTTATCAGTATTTACATACTCTTCTTCATAGTGAGGATTCCATCTCCATCTGTACAGAGCTCTTTCTTCATACTTTAAAAGATTATCACGATGAGCAAACTCAAAATAGATATCTTGACCCATATTCATCTCACTAGTAAATACTCCAACACATGATTCGTTGGGATTATTAGGTAAAGGAAAATCAGTCTTAAGTAAAAAGTATGCATTAGATACTCCTAATGTGTTAAATGTCGGCTGATGATATTCACGAGCCTTTTTCAATCGTTCCCTTTTAAGTTCAGGAGTTACTTGTTGTTCCATGTTATGATGCTTTTATTCTTCTTTCTTGAGTAGGCGGTGGTGTATGCATTTCAGATACACTCATCGTTTCGAACTCCGTTTTAAAGAAACTCATTCTTGTATCACCATTTCTACATTTTAAGAAGTGCCAAACCATAGTTCTTTCATCTTCTATAATGTAACGGTCTGGACCGTAGAACTTAATCTTCTGTTTACCGGGTCTGTTTAATCCTATTACCATGTCAGCATGTTGTAGCAATGCATCTCCACCAAAGATATCAGATTCAAGAATATAGTTACTATATCTTCCGTCTTCTTGTCTTTCTGGGTTATCTACATTTCTATTTAACTGACTTAGTATGATAAACATAATCGGATACTTTCGTTTTAACGCTGTAATAGCTTTACCTAAGTTGTAAAGCATTTCAGTATTATCTTTCTCTGTCTTTTGATCCCTTTGTAATAATAGAGAATGGTCAAGAGTAACCATTGTGTTGATGTATGTCTTAACACCTTTATCATCTGTTGTTGCATGGGCTTCCATGTAATCCGAGATAATCTTTTTAAAGCCTTCAACTGTAGGAGCATCTTCAACTATATCAATAGGAAATTGAACTCTTCCTTTTGCATAGTTATGGCATCTTTCAATATCGGCAGTGGATATAATTCCATCAGCACTACAAAGTTGTTTGTAGGTTTTTCCTACAACGTTTGAGTACTCTCTAATCGCAGATACTTCTCCTCTCATTTCTAGTTGAAACTCAAGAACTCGCATAGTTATTCCCGGATTCAAAGGGAACAAGTTACGAACTATCATATCTTTGATCAGTGTTTTACCTGAACCAGGTCTTCCTGCTATAACAATCATGCTATGCCAATCAAGTCCTCCGGTTCCAGCATCATCTAATTTAAGCCATGGAGTTTTTATACTCTTAATATAGCCTAATCTCCTTTTTTCCAGGTATTGTAAAGCTAGTTGAAAAGCTTCGTTTTGTTTCTTCCACGCTGGTTTTAACATAGGTGATTTTTTAAAAGTAGGGTAACAAATATAGGAAAATATTCCATACTATACTACTTTTTCTTTAAAGTGGTTAGGTGTATTATCATCCCCACCAGATTCAATATTTGCACAGTAATCGGCTAGTTCCGAATGAACACTGTGATCTTTCTCCATCTTCTTGATGAAGTACTGAGATGTTCGCATGTACATAAACCTTGGAGATTTAAGTTCATACTCATCTACATACATAGCTGTTGCTTTTAGGATCGTATCCCAGTCATAGCTATAGTTCTCAAAGAACCACTTAAAGTTAACTTCGAGATTCTTCACATCTGAGCGAGCTCTCTTACCACTAGGGAGCTTCTCATTTGGAAAGATCTCCAAATACTCTTTAATTTTATGACCGTATTCACTACCCATAAGCTGAGTTACAGTCTTTTTCTTCTGGACTTTGAAGAAGGATTCTAACTGAGATACTAATTCACTAGCTTTAGCAGTCAGTTTGTTGTCTCCGTCAATCCAGTTGTCTGATAATAGTACCCGGTGATCCTGGTGGATGTTAATACCAATAGGAGATATACCTTGGGTCATACTCAGAAGTAGGAAAAACTGATTAGGAGATAGGCCGTGAACAACGATAAGGTTGAACATCTCTATCATTTCGGAGTCTTTCTTGCCGGCCATATGTTAATTTATTTTGTGTTTTAGCTTTTTTTTCGTATCTTTTACTCATGAAAGCACTCAAAGAATTTGGTCAAGGTTTCTTAAAAGCCATGAATAATGAATTATTAGGACATAGTCTTAAGAAATGGCTTGCTGTTGGTATATTTTGGCTTATAGTAGAATCTGTTTTAAGATTTGGTACTTCTACTAATTTAGAGGGAGTTCTTGTGATATTATCAGGATTAATCTTAACTTTGATGGGACTTAATGTGGCGGATAAAAAAGTTAATAATATACCTACTCCACCTAAAGAAGAAAAAGAAAACGTAGATAACCCACCAGTATGACAGCAAAACAACTCATAGCATTCGGATCATTACTATTAATAATCTTAGGACTTGGTCTTTATATCATATTCAGAAAACCTGCAGATACTGTAGACACTTCGAAGTTAGATGCTTATAAAGATTCTCTTAACATCCTTTGGAAAAAGATTGATTCTAAAGACTCTGCTATAGCAAAACGCGATAGAAAGATCGATAGCTTAGACAATGTAGATAAAACAAATAACTATTACTACCATGAAACCATACAATATATTAACAATCCTCATACTTCTATTAGGAGTTTGGACTCAATCGTTCGCTCAATCGCCATCCCACACAAGTAAGCCTTTAACTATCGTTCCTGATAGTCAAACGTGTTACAACAAATCAGAGATGCAAGCGATTGCATCAAAACTTGTTTATGGTGTTAAGCTAGAAAAGCAGCATGTGACTGATAGTACACGTATAGATGTCTTAAAGAAAGACATCATCGACTATAAAGAGAAAGATGTTTACTACAAAAATGCTATAAAGATCTACGACTTTTCAATAGCCGAACAAAAGCGTATTACCGATAAGACCATAAACAAACTTACTCGTAATATCAAGTGGTTAAAAGTTGGTTGGGTATCAACAGCTGTGTTTTTAGCTGGCACTACCACGTACTTCCTTATGAAGTAATACATCTATTACTGGTAAAGCTACGCGATACACTTTCCCATCTACTTTACAATAGTACATCATACTTTCAGGAAATAACGTGTTAAGTGTATCAGTATTTATACTAATATACTTATTACTAATATTATAGAAAAATATGTAGTCTGAATGCCAGAACTTATTATAGTCCTTCATAAGATTAATAACCTTAACAGGACTCTTTTGGTTCAAGACATCAGCTAAAGGTCTAAAGAACAAATTCTGTAACTTCAAAGTACCGTTACCATCACCTAGATGTAATAATCTATTTCCATCTAAAAGGTTTTTCATTGACATAGGATAATCTTCAAAAGTTTTACACCTTCTCAGTGCTTTAGTTATTTCAACTGAAGCAGCTCCTGGTATATCGAGTATATTATCTTGATGTAATGTGTTACAAAACAAAGGAGATGTATAACCCACAAAGATTTCACCATCGTTGTCATAAATAAGATGTGTTGTTATTTCTATCATAAGCTAAGTATAAAGGTTAAAAGTATGTTACCATACTATTTCGGTTCCGAATTGTTTTTTACTGATGTTGTTTATTTTGTTAAAGATGTCACCTGAATCCCATCTTTCTGAATGGCTATGAGCCGCAGCAGCAGGATGCATACAAGTGAGCAGGTAATTATTATCCGGTATTGATACCATCCATTCCTGAGCTTTTTTGCCCATAAATACATAGATCAAACCTGGATTTTGAAAAGCGATTGTATCAAGTAAGAAAGCCATAAAAGGCCTCCATACATCATAGTGGGTTCCCACCTTCGCTATTGTTGTAGTAAATGCAGTGTTAATAAGTAAAATACCTTGGTTAGACCATCGTTTTAAGTCAGGATCCCAGCTATAGCCATCTTTGTATACAGTGTTTTCAATCTCTTTAAACATGTATCTCATAGAAGCTTCTGGCTTACCAGTATTTGCACATGAGAAAGCAATACCATCGGCAACTTCCTTCTGCGGATATGGATCTTGTCCAATCATTACAATCTTAAGATCGTTATAAGGACATTCTTCGAATGCCCGGAACACTTGTTTAAGAACAGGTGTAAATCGTTTACCTTCTCTTGCATCTTTTAAGAGGAAGAGAAGTATTTTAGTGAAATCATCACTAAGTAAAAAACTCTTTAGTTTATCAGCCCAACCTGATGGTTTTAACCTTTCATAGAGCTTCTGTTTGATATGATTGATATCAACATTATCTAAAACATTCATGGTTTAAACTTTATAAGTGTAAATATTTTGCGTATATTTGTTGTATGAGTACTATCAAATACGATACAATACCAAGTGATGCTATCATAACTATTAAGTTATCAGGAGCATTCTACGATAAGCTTAAAGTAAGCTTGCTATCAATCTGTAATACAGTAGAGCCTCAAGAACTATTAGCTTTACTTGAAAAGTTTAAAGTCAAAGGTCCCGCAGATGATGCTACTGAACATAACATTCATACATTATTGATGTTAATACGCGAGATAGAAATCAGTGCTAAGACTCAAGGGTTAACCCAAGAGAAAGAGATGGTAATACCAGAAGTTTAACTATCTAAAGTTTATGTTAAGGTGATCTCCCATTTCGATAATGGTTTGTATAACCAAACCAAGATCTTCAACTGAAGCATCTCCGAAGGACTTGCAGTGCATATATTTCTCACCATCAAGTTCTATCTTAACACAGAAGCCGGATTTGTTCTTCACTCGGATCTTCATATCTTCGAAGTTATCGCCAGTTTCTTTGGCCATTTCTCTAATACATTTATAAATCTTAGCTATCTGAGCTAAGGTTCCATTATCACAATTAGCGTCCATAAAGACTTCAACAATCTGACCTTCTTCAAGGGACTTCTTGAACTCTTTAAACTGAGCTTCTTGCGAGCTTATTGTGTAAATAAGATGTTCTCCGGACTTTGTAAGTTTCCCGGAGAACATCGCATTTTTTTGTTTCTTACCGTCAAGCATTTATTTCTTTTTTGTAGTTGTTTTCTTTGCTGCAAGCTTTTTAGCTGGAGCCTTAACTGGTATCTCTGTAATAGCTGCTACAGCATCTTCGAGTTTTTCGAAAATGATATGACTATTACTAGTTACTTCTGCTTTAAACTCAGAAGATTTACATACCATAACTATGTTTTGATTATCGTTTTGATATGTCTTTACTTTACAAGGAATAACTCTTGCACCAAGTAAAGGTAGTTTTTTTTCTGAATAGCTTTTAGAAACAGCATAAACAGTTGTGTTAATAGGTAATAATTTCATCTTTTTAATGTTAAGGTTAATATCACTCAGAAGGAAGTAGGATAATCGAGATCATCACTACTTCCCAACCATGCCATGGTTTTAGAGATTACTTTGGCTGATGCATCCGTATAATAAGTTGTTCGTTATCTTTTTTACACTTACTGTTACTTAATTCGAGAGCTTTAATCTGTAGTAAAAGCTGTTGAAAGAACACTTCTTTCTTAAAATCCTTTCGTTCTTGTTTAGTAAGTACCGTTTCTTTTGTCTTTTCTTCCTGTAGTTTTGTAATTGTATCTTCAAGCTCAAGTATATAAGCATCTTTCTTTCCTATTTCAACATTAAGATTCTTAATGATGATATGGTCGGGGATCTTCTCTGTATGTGGTTGATCATCTTGTGATCGAACCCATCTTACTTGTAAGCTTACAACATCCTGGTTGTTATGTAACCACCTTTTAGCACGTAATACGTCCTCTTCAGTGTGTTCTTCTCTTACCGGATATAATGCGAAACGGGCCCCTTGAGGTCCGGTTATCCAAAATTCATAATCGATCGGTTTAGTTCCCTCTGTTTTCTCCATCTGTACTCTCCTTCTCTTCTACGCCAGGGTTCCATTCAGGATTAGTACTAAATTCTGGTACGAAATGACCCTCTAAATGAGCATCTTTTCTTAGATCTTTATGGTAGTTCTCTTCGTTCTTAGCACTTACTCCGTATTCAGGAGTAAGATTTGGAATTACTTCATAATCACTAGCAGTGTTATGTATAGCTAGATCAAGATTTTCATCATCTCCTGGTATACTTAATACTAGCAAATGAACTACTCTACCATTACTTTCGATTTTTAATGCAGTTGCTGCCATATTAGTGGGATTGTTCGTTATACCATTCATCAAAGGTACAAGAGTTCTTTTGTCCAGCTTCAAAAACTGATCTTAAAACTTCTTTATCTTTGATCTCCTGGAGTTTTTTCTTTGATTCATCCTTTGCTTTAACAGCATCTTTTTGATCACGGATGATACCTTTGATATGAGCTATAGCTTCTTCTCGATTGTTAGCCTCAAAAGGAGGATAAACTTCTTCACAGAATCCACTATCTTCAGCATCTTGAATATCAAGTGGTACAAAGTATCTTTTTACTTGTAAGGATCCAGACACATGTCTGTAACCCCACCATAAGTTTTTCTTTTCAGACATCTTTTCTTAGGTCTTTAAATTTGATGTTACGTGAGTTTAAGAACTGACCAAAAGCATTCTTGGTAACTCCAAAGTGTCGAGCAAGCGAACTATAACTTTTGTTAATATTAGCCATGATATACTCGACATCTTTGTCAGTCCAAGTTTTCTTATGATGTATGTTGTTCTTGTGCATGAAACCTATTATAGAAGAGCGAGATCTACCCAACTCTTTACTTAAGGTTCTTACCGGTAGGTTGATGTTATCTTTAAGGTACCGGACTTCTGATGTTCTCCAATACTTATAAGATTCCATAACTAACCTATTTTATCCACATCGTAGCAAGTAAGTATGAGCTCATGTTTAATAGGACCATCAGCAAGATTTATTGCAAGTTCTGCAGCAGCTTTAAGTGCTGCTTGTACATGCATGTTAGTGAAACGAACATAAGTTTCCTTAGTTTCATCCATATCACCTTTTTCTTCTTTTAAGAAATCATCCCATTCTTCTTGAGTCATTTCTTTACCTCTTTCTTTAATAGATTCGGTGTTCATTTCTTTTCTTACAAACTCTTCGAAAGTTAATACTGTTTCCATTTTAATGTATTTCTGTTGTTAAACCTGAGTCAAGTAATGCTTGATGTATAGGAAGAAGAGTATCCATACTCCCATTCTTTATACTACATTTACCTGCACTATGAACTATTAGAGCACATTGTTCGGCCTGCTCCAATGTATGGCCACACTTACGATGAAGACAAATGATAACCCACTCGAAGCTATTAACATCATCATTAAAAAGGATGATGCTTTTAGTATCTTCTTTCTGAGTTACTTTTTTTTCTTCAACAATAGTGTCTTCTTGATATAAGTTTTTCATTATAAGTAAGTTATTTTTGATTGATCAAATCCTTCTAAAGCTGATTTAACCCATTCCACATCAATAGTATCTAAATAACATAAGATTCGTACTGTTGATTTTTGTTTTGGATTAAGTCTTAAAAACCTTCCGATTTTCTGACTAGCTGTTCTTTCATTTCCGTAAGCATGTAAGATAATACCTTCTTCTAAGTTAGGTATATTCACACTCTCACTGAGTTGTTGTACAGCTGATAACTTAATAATATTACCTTCTTTAAAAAATGTAAGATTATCTTCTGATCTAGGGTTAGTAGAATGATAACTGTATTTGCACAATCTTTCAGCTTGTTCCTTTGTATTAGCAAAGATCAAACACTTCTTATTAGTGCCATTAAACAGCATAGCTCCGAGTTTTTCCTTTGATGGAAATCCTTGCATAGCTTTCATCCTCATGATTCTGGCCATTTGAGCTCTTGCCGGTGGTCCATTCTCTATCTTATCTGTCCAAAAATCATAAGATGATTGTTCAGATGTATACCATACAGAATCTCCTTTTTTCATTGGAAGAGTTCTTGCAGTATTAAGATGTAGTAAATGAACAAAGATCTCATAGTCATTAAGAATACCATCATCTATTGCAGTATCTGTTTTATAAACAAACACAATAGGACAGTACTTATTAACCATGATACCTCTTTCAGATGTAGCTCTAACCGGTGGTGTACCAGTTAAACCAAGAATCTTACCTTGATAATTACTTAACCATGGATCATGTGAAAACTTTAAGTTGTGACACTCATCAAGATAAACAACATCATAATCAAAATCTTGTTTATGAAGAGAACGATAAGTAGTAAACTTTAAATGAGGAATAAGATGTTTCATTCCAAACTTCTCTATATCCTCTTTCCAAGCTTTGAATACAGACTTTTTAGAACCTACAATCAGAAATCTACAAGAGTCATTATACTCTTTGTCCATATGTCTAATACCCATCATGGTCTTACCTGATCCCATAGAGGAATCAACACCACATCTTCTATGTGGTGCTATAGCTTTTAGAGCTTCTGTTTGTATATCATCTTTGTCCATGTTATCTAAATATTAAAAGTAAATAATGAACAGTAATGAAGATAAGACCTCCTATACATACAAGAGATCGAACTAAGTAGTTCATCTCGAAAAAAGCTGTGGATGTATTAGAAGAAGCTTCGAACCTCTTCTGGTATATCCTAGGCTCAAGATCATTTCGTTTCATGTAGTATAAACCATCATGAAACCATGGAAAGATAAGTGCTAAACCAATAGGTAAAACTATATCTAAAGTTAACAGTCCTATGATTAAAAGAACTACACCTCTTTCCAAAAAGAAAATCCAGTGAATATTAGGATAAGAACGATCAGATCTGACTACTGAATCATAGTAGAAAGCTTCACGAGTACCTTCCATCATCGAGTATACCATCCATAATAGGATGATAATACTACTTATTATTAGTCTTCCTATATCCATCTCTCCATTCAATAAAAGGTTGTAAGGTAACTGCTACTCTTACTCCTGTGATTACAATACAGCATACGATAATAACCCATATTCCACCATCTCCTAAGATACTTGTGATATCTTTAAAGAAGTAAAATGAGAAGGCTCCTATAATAGCATTAACAGCTAATATCCAAGCAAGTTTTATGGGATGTTCCCATAAGTAAATTAAGTACTCTTTCATATTTTTACGCGTTTAAATTAACTCCTGGTAAGCCCAGTTGTTGGGCTACAGTTACATCGATGAATGCTACTCCTGATTTAGGAACATCCTTACCAAATAGGCTTACTGCTACTTCTTCTTTTACTACCCAGATATTACCACTACGGTAAGGACTAGTAGCATCAGATGTTTTAGCTTCAACAGCTCCTATGAGTACAAAGCCCATTGCTTTGTACTCTTTACATTTTTCACATGGTTCTTTACTGAACCCAGTGCCAGGACCTAATTCAGTCTTAGCACATATTGGACAAAGTTCTTTAGTGTCTAACATGTTTCTTCTTTTGTTTTTTACCAGCTTGTAACCTCATTTTTCTGAAGTTTTTTAAGACTTCCAAAGCTACCATAAAATTCTCTCTGTCAGGTGATTTTAACATATCTGTTAAGTTATTAACCTGGTCTTCATCTAAGGTTTTGGTACACTGTAATCGAAGTAACTCTACCGGTAAAGTATCTATCTCAGAAAGTCGGTCAAATCTTATAGCACTTTCGGTTTTGTTATACCAATAGTACCAAGGACTATACTTATTACCTTTGTTATCAACAAGAATTTGCAATCCTGGTATCTTTTTTAGTTGCTTATCTATAAGAGTATTACAACCATTAAGTTGAAGAGCACTCATTATTGAGAAAGTTTAGACCAAGCTACTTTTTTATTCGTACTTTTTCCCTTATTTACTACGTTTTCATAGATGGTGATATAATCACCTACGTTTACATGTTGGGTTAATGTAGGAATCTTTTCTCGTACCTTCTTGATCTGTTCATCATTAGCTATTCTAAACAGAGTAACTATAGATCGAACAAATTTAGCAGATTCACTGAAAGGAATATCATCAGCACAATCTTGGATGAAAGCAGCTATTTCATGAGCTTTAGGATTGATCTTAAAAGTTCTTCCTTCTCTCACTTTTTTACCTGGTGCACTATCTCCTCCTTCAAAAAGAATGATTAAGCACACAGACATACCAAACTTATATCTCTCCTCGAAATCTATAAGTTTTTGATAGCAAGCAACTCCAATCTTAGACCATGAGTGAATATAATCAGCTATTCTCCAAGGTTCTTGGTTAGCATTAAGTGTAATAAGAGTAAGATGATCATCAGTGTTGTTTCCTATCTCATATAAGATAGGAAGTCCTAACTGTTTACAAGCTAAGAATCGATGTTGACCATCAATAATTTCCATGTCTTTGTTAACCTTAATAGGTTTTGAAGAGTCATAACCGATCAGTTGGATCGCTTTGATTAAACGATCTACAAGTCCCATGTTAACCTCGCGGTTATCTTCTCTGAACTTGAATCGTGCATAATCTAGTGTTGTCATTGTTTGAGTTTAGTTTAAGAGTTTAACGTTTGTGGCTTTTTCAAGCATAGCTAAAATATTCTTACCTTCTGATGTATTACGTAATGCAGCTTTTGTGATTTGAGCTTTAATACGTTTTTCACCATATCGATAGTTTAAATATTCCATCTTTAAGTCAAATAATGACTTACCAAGAGCAACTTCTTGTTTTAAGAAAGGTGTTACTACATCACTGTATTGTTTTTGAGTAATAGATATCTTTGTTTTGTAATCCAGTGATAGATTACCTTCACAAGCTTTTAAAGAAACAGTAAGACCTTCTGCAATATTTACATGTCTTGTAGAAGTACTATGGTTTCTCTTAGCATATGATACAGGATCTTTATATTGTTGAACATTATCTAAGTCAACTACATTATAAGAACCAATAAGAACTCGTTTATCATTGTAAGTATCAAGACTGATATTAACATCTTGTTTAATATCAAGCTTTAACTCAGTAGCTATTGTGAATACTTGAGTGTAGTCTTTCATTTTACTAAGTGTTTTAGTAACAATATCCAACTTCAACTTAGCGAGAGCATCCTGACATTTTTTATTATTCTCAACTATAAGTAGTTCTATGTTACTAATACTAATTGATAGCTGTTCTACTTTTTCTTCGATAGCTAACTCAACCAAATCGTTTTGGTTAAGATTCATATTTATGTTATTACTAACGTTAACTTTGTCAACGATTGTTAGTTGTTTACCTGTATCTTGTTTTGCCATTTTTTTAGTTTTAGATTGAGTTCCTTTTTAGAGAGAACCCTAACTCTTGTGCTTCTTTTGGATGTGTTTCAATCCAGTCATGACAGTGTCTACATACTGCTAACCATTTAAGGATATCAAGTAATAGCTTTCCGATCCGACCTTGTTTGTGATGTACATCTGTAGCAGTTCCTGTACATCCAGATAAGTGAGCTTGACACATATGATTCTTTATTAAGAAATCAATACGTAATAGAGAATACTGACGTTCCTCACTAGCTCGTTTAGGAGAACGACGGGAGATAGGTTTTTGCTTCACAGTTGGTTTAGCTACGGTAACACTCGTTTGTTTACTCCAGCATTGTTGACAAAATCTTTCTCCCTGGTAGTTCTTCCATATATACTTCAACTGGCTACAGCAGGAGCATATTTTCTTTTTAGCTTGCATCTCCGGTATTGGTGGGATCGTCTTCTTTTTTGTTTGTTTTTCTACCAATCATAAGACCTCCTTGGATCGTCTTGTTAATAAGAGGTACTGCAGTTCTTATTTCGGTGATAACATTATCCTGTTTGGTAAGTTGCTTTAACAACTCTTCTTCCATAGGATTTTCAGGAGTTACTATTAGAGTAGTTCCTGAAGCATTTACAATGAAATCTGTTAGCATGTGTTAATAGTTAAATTTTTTACTGAAACTTAGGGTATCCAGCGACTCCATTTTTATCTCGTAAAAGTTAGGTGGTAATATCTTAGACTTGATAAGCTTGTCTATTACCAACTGCTTGGATATACCAAGGTCTTTTAGTGTGAGATGATTTCTAAAGTAAGGATCTGGTTTAGTAGGTTTTTTTAATATATCGATGTATTCACATTTAGGGAACAACTTCTCAAAAAACTCTATTGCAGCCTTATTTATAAGTTCTTGTTTCCACAGATTTATTATTACCTGAGTTCGATGATGATTAAACTCGATACGCTTTCTACTAGCGGTATCCATATCATCAAGCTCTGACTCAGTATATACAGAGGTACCATAAACTGCTCTTCTAAAGAGAAAGTTTTGATAGGTGTTGTATGGGTCTTTTTCATACTTCATATTTTTGTAGTGTCTTCCTGCTAGCTTCTTATTTTCTAGTACTAAAGGGTCATTTTTTGGCATAATGTAAGGGTTAAGTTAGTAGTTTTTATAAGAATAGCAAAGGAGAAAAAAAAGAAAGACCGGGGTAAAATACTCCAGTCTTTCTTCTATATGTAATTACATCTTGCCGATACCAGCAGTTTCAGCTTCTTTTTTAGCTTCTGCTTCTTTCTGAGCTTTGATCGTAGCGTAAGCTTCTTTGATCTCCTCAGTGTTATCGTGTTGTAATCGGATGTCTTCTACATTAACATTCTTAGAGAAGAAATGTTTACGATAGATAGGAAAACCGTTAAGTGTACAGTTTACACCAGTTTCTCCTGCTTGCTTAATATCTTTTTCTGGATCTTTAGTATTAAAAGGTTTTAATTGCTCTTTTACATAGATCTTACCTTCTACTTCTTGACCTTCTTTCCATCCAAAGCTTTTTAAAGCAGGAATCTCTCCAGGAATAAGAGCTGTCATTGGTCGCATTTTAGCAAAACCTGTTTCTTCATCAATGTCCGTACGAACTTGAGCTACTTTAATGTAACCGTACTTAGGGTTATTTGTTGAAGGAATTACCGCGTTTCCAGTACCGTCACCTTTAACGGTTGCTGTGATTTTTTCTGATTGGTTCATGATTGATTTTTTTTGAGTTTATTAGCCTCTCGTTATAAATGCAAAAAGACAGCGGGCCTTGCTGTCTTCACATTACTTCTCACATGAGAAATGTCTTTATTCTGATTCTGTAGTATCTTGTACCTCGGGAAATTCATCCAAGAATCCATCTTCTGGTAGGATATGTTGTTGAGCTTCGTCGTATTCTTCAGTGTAATCTATACTTTTGTCTACTTCGGTACGTTTTGAAAGGGTTTTGTCGTAGTGTACTGCTGATCCATACCAAGGGGAGTTAATAGTTTCGCCATGATTATTGGCTATCATAAACTGAATATCATCATCAGTCATTGATAGAAACTGTTCAACAGTTATATTGATAACTCGGCCGGTTGGAAGCTGGTATAACAAAATCTTAGTAGTTAATGTACAACATATTACAAAGTTATGTAAATATTTGCATATGTCAACACTATACCAGTAAATAATTAACTAGAGTTTGTTAAAAACTACTCAAGTAACCCGTTTTCTCCTTTTATAAGTTGGTCTTCCCTAAAATCTTCTTCAAACTCTGCTTTTGTTCCAGTTGTATTATACCCTTCATAAGATACTGATATAGGAAGAAGTTTACGTAGATTAATATCTACGATTGTACCTTTAATCCGATCTTGGAAAACTAAACCCATCTGTTGCATCATATCTTTATCTCGGTTCCATGGGACAATTTCACTAAAGTTAATAAGTACTTCATCATCTATTTTAAACTGGGTTTTTGGTCTTATACCATTACAAGCCATAAGTAGCTGAGATAACCCTTTTGGAGTTATCATCAGATTATCTACTATGGTATTAACAATAAGTATAACATTAGGATCACTTTGATCCATTTTTGCAAAAAGAACATCTTTAATATCCTCTACTTTAAATTCTATGTTTACTATTTTTTTGGACATCGTTCATCGGAATACTTTTGACTTGATATTTAGACTTTCTTTTGTTGTAGGTAAGCTCTGCTGAGTTTGGTTTATTAAAATCAACCAAGACCTGGAAAGATCCTGACTCAGTTACATCAACATAAAGTTTTTTAACTTCCTGCGTTTGTGATGTAAAGCAGATGACATAATGATTTCCTACTTCGAGCTCACAAGTAAAATAAGCCAAGCTTTTGTGCGAGAATACTTCTTTCAAAGAACTATCAGCTTGAATTTCGTACACTTTGTAGTTTACGTTTGTTTGAGCTACGAACTTACCTTCTACTACTAGAATGTCATCGTCATGTTTGTTGGTTGCTACAGATGTTATGGTTAACATCATGGCTAGGGCTGTGATTAGAGTTTTCATGTTTTCTTTTTTGAGTTATGTTGTCTAAGTAAAAGAGGTAGACATATCCTCTGTGTTCGGTCTTTCTAAACCAAATCCTTTTAAGATACCGTTAAAAGCTTTAAAAGCTAGTTTTTTGTTGATGCTATATACAGTGATACCATATACAATATAAGGTTGAGAAGCTTTGCCATGTAAAACTTGATTTACATAGTTTCTGCGTCTAAGAATAGTTATAACTTGCATACATTTACTAATAACTTCCTGTTCTATTTCAAAACATTCTTCTTGAGTTAAGTAGTAGATGTTTTTTCTTCTACCAAATCTACCATCGTGATTAACTTGTTGAAAGTTTTCTTCAGTTAACATCTCGAATAGAAAAGCAGTTAGTTGTTGTTTTGTAAGTTGCATAGTAAAAAGTTTTAATAAAAGGAGCCAGATTTCCGTCTCTGTTTACACTCGAAGTGTTGCTCCTCGTATTCCTCTGGCGAAGAAGATCTTATATTCCAAACATTTTTTTAGCAAGGTCCTCTGGCATTCCAGATGCTACCATAGAGTTTTTTAAGTTAACTCTATCTTCTACATCAGGATCTTCATCATAGTCACCATTAATAATGGCTTCTCTGATAGCTTCCAAAGCAGGTTCCTTTACATCTTTCAACATCTGTACTACTTGTACTTTACCACATACATACTTTTCATTTTTAAAGTCGTGGAACTCTCCTGCCTCAGCTTCTTTGATAATCTCTACAACAGTAGGATTACTTTCATAGTGAGGTACAGCCTTGCGGATATCTCCTGGAAGGTCTTTGATTGTACATTTTGACATAGTCAGTTACTTTATAGGTTTACCATCTTTGAACTTTACATACTCTCCACGTTTTACAGTGACAAAGTACATACTATCAACACTTACTTTTTGTATAGCATATTTGTTAGCTACATAAATATCAAACTCAGTTCCTATCCAGGTTACTTCTTCATCAGCTACATGCATAGACCTATGATGAGGTCTAAATCCGTAGATAATTGGATGGTAGATTGGATGGTAAGTATTACGATACATAGGATGCGAATAATGATTCGAACTATGATAAGTACTGTGGCTGTAGGAATGTGATGATGAATGGAAGCTGTGTGATGAGCTATGTGATACATGAGAAGAGTGAAATCCAGCTTGTAATACCACAGGTTCTGTTGTATCACAATGAGCTTTTATATACTCTTTATGTACTACATATCTTGATACATCTTTAGGAGTTTCTTGTTCTTTACTTGTGCAGCTTACTAATGCGATAGTAGCTACGATTAAAATAGACATTTTTGTCTTCATAGGTTTATTGGTTTTTAGTTGTTTGTTTTTAAAAAATATTGAGTGTCTATCTCCTCCCCGCTGTCGTGCTAGGATAGTACATAAAGCAGAGACTCTCACTCTGTCACTCGGTTGCCCCTTGGTATTCCTACCTCAGTTCACCATTGCACCGTTGGCGAATACTCGGGCAGACTGTTCCCGGTTAACTTTAATTAAAGGGGAACCACTCAATGTGGGTCAGAATAGGATTTGAACCTATGTTTCGTTCATCGGTTAGAACGCGTCCTAACCAGTTAAACGATCTGACAAATAAAGATCACTAAGTTATCTTCTCTTACATTGTATATAAACTTCTCGGCAGAGTGTTCATTTTAACACAGATCTAAACTAATATATGTCTAGTCTTTTACTTGTGTCTAGTCTATATACCTCAAGTAATCAGTTTATGTCAATCGAAGATCCCAGCTAGAAGGCTCGCTTTTATAAGATGGCTCCATCTATCCCGCAGCGGTGACTTTACCTTAGTGATTTAGTAGCGGGAGGTGGATTTGAACCACCGACCTCGAGATTATGAGTCTCGCGAGCTACCCCTGCTCTATCCCGCAATGTTGTTTTGTACATGTTTAATGTAAGACTTTAATACTCCATCAATATTAGCTTTTCCAACAGGATTAGCTGATTGCATGTTATACTTTGGTAATTCTTTATTGTGATCCATACAGTAGTTAACTAACCACTTAGCACAGTCATATCCTGTAAGTTCATGTTCTGGCCACGGTTGACCATCAAAATATTCAGGATAACCATTTCTAAAAGCTTGATAATCTCCTAAATCATGATCAAAGCAAATAGCATCAGGTAAACCATTAGTTGTTATCCAAGCTACGAACTCATTATAAGACTTAACCCAGATTACTTCAAAAGGTTGTTGTATAGGACTAAAAGTCCAAGCCCATTTACTCTCACCAGGACAATATCCAAGAGGATCACGGTAATCATCAAGCCACAGTAGTTTTTTCATTAGTGACACCAGTTTTGTTTATACTTACCACATGGACATATCCATCCTTCTTTTGTAGCTATTAATACACCATCTTTTGATCGATCTCTTGGCTCTTGATTAACTTCACATTCAGGAGCTTTTCTATCACATGTATAAGGATGCATCCTACGAGAAGATTGGTACTCATTTAGTTCTTTAACTTTCTCGTCTGTAAAAGGTGCTTTTATCATAATCTTAAGTTTTAATAAGTAAAAAAGTCCAGATCATTCGACCTGGACTCACATGACCCCTGTCTTATGGTCCATTGTTTGACAACATTAACAGTCTTTACCACAAACTCGGTCAACGAGCAGAGTTGAACATGCATTCGTCGAGATGGCCAGATTCGAACTGACGGCCTCCACGTCCCAAACGTGGCGCGATACCGGGCTACGCTACATCTCGTGGTATGGGTAACAGTATTACTACCGAAGCTACTACCCCATCTTTGATTGTTTATACCTGTCCGTAGCTGGGTCGTAAATATAAACTAACCTGTGGACCCGGAGAGATTCGAACTCTCGTCCAAATAATGAATAAAAATGCTTTCTACGATGTTTAGTACTGACGAACTGTACTGTAGATATTACACCTTTTTACTCTTAGGTTGAGGATCTTTGGTAGAAGCAGAACACACCCTGCTTCAACTACCATACGGTGTTCGGTTAGGCTGCTACTAACTCTCTTTTTGCAGTAGCTTTAACAGCACCTGCGAAATCGAATTTTACAACTTTACCTTCAGCGGCAATAACATCTTGGATGTTACCTACCTCGTTAGAAACGATAGCTTTTATCTTTTGAAAGTTCAGATTAAAGTGCTCTACGGACAACGCACTACATGCTTACATTTTTACCGCGATTACTGTCAAAACCGGTCGGGCCCATTATTTTAAAGAACTGGAACAAAGATAATACTTAATCTTTGTATTCCAAAAGTTCTAGCTTTTTAACTAAGTGTTGCATCTGAGGAGAAAGAGCAACAGATGTTCCAAATCTTTTACCTTCATCTGTATAGATTTTTCTCATAATCTTTATTAGGATAGTAGCATGACCTTTGTTAGGATCAGAACTATCTATACTATATATGGTAGCGAAGTCTTCACCTACACCACATGTAGCTTGACATGATTCATATTCCCAACCATCTAACTCCATACCAAGAGAGTTTACTTTTCCTCTTTTGTAAGCGATTATTGTGCTTTTATCTTCCATAATAAGTATTTTAAAATATGTTAGTAGCTTGTACTTTTGTTTGATCTAAAGATCTAGCACGGAGAGGCTCGGTATTTTCTAACCTTACTCTGTTGTAAGGCTTAATCTCTTCTGGCAACAGCAGTTGATAGTCCCAATAGTCTAGTAGAATTGCTTCCCTAATAACGTGTGAACTTATCGTGTACAATACTTCTGTGGTTCGGCTACTAACAATGTTTAATTTTTTATTACGAAGTAAGGCATTCCTCCTGGTAATGTACCCCATAAGGCACGAGGCATAAGATACTCGACATTTCCTGATGCTAAACCAAGAGTTAATAGTTCATCAATGTTTGAGTGTTCACCCCATTGATTACCATGTTTATCCTCGGCTGCAGCTAAGAAGCTATATCCTCCTCCGACTTCTTTCCTAAAGTTTTCAGGAAGTTCATCAAGAAGTTGTTTAATAGTTTCTTTATTCTCTTCGATCTTTTTTGGGTTGAACCCAATGTTGATCATAACACCTTCAGCTTTTATATGGCTGGTGGTATCTTCTCCTTCCTCAAACAAACATTTAAGGAAAGTATCATGTACAGTTTTTGCTTCTAGTTTCATAGTTTTTGTTTTAGAATAGTTTTATTTCTTCTTGTACAACTAATATTTCTATAGACTCTACAGTATGAATACCGTTTTCACCATGAGGTACAAACTCATTAAAAATATCAACTTGTTCTTGTGTTAAAAGTCCTTTATCTACATACATTTTTTTAGGATCTCCTAATCTTCCATACTCAGATGTTTCCCAGTTATGTCTCCAGTTATTCCAATCTTTTGTCTCTTCTAGTTTCTTCTTACGAATCTTGAACTGTTCAATAATGGGTTTAATAGCTTCTATAACTTCATCAGTTATTTCTGACTTTTCGGTTATATAATCACCATCGTTAGTATCAGCTGTTATTATAATGTATTTTTTCATGTTTTTAAATTTATAGACACATAAGTGTTTCGGCTTAACCCTGCCATCATCAGTATAAATACGGGTATAAAAAAGCTCCCAACACACGCTGGGAGCTTTTCTTAAAATTTAATGTTGAACAAACGTGCTGTTGCTAACATAAGTTCTGAACTAGATGATTGGTAAGAAACAAAGTCTCCTTTACCAAAAGCTTCTTCTAATGAATCTGATTCATCATTAAGACTGCAGTATCCCCATTCCTTTTTAGCATCGTTATGATCAAGAGTTAATTCAGAGATAGTATCTATTTTTATAGAACCATCAGTATGTAGATATGTGAGTACATAAATATCTGAACTATTAATAGAAAGGTCATCTCCTCCTATATCTTCATAACTTTCTCCTTCTTTTTTATTTACCCAGTGAATTATTTGGTTTACTTGACCCATTCCTAAGTCATAAGTACCAATACTTGAGTTTTTACTAAAAGAGAAAGAAAATCCCGGATTAGGAAATCCTATGATTCTTTCTGGAGGAACTATAAGAAGCTTATCAGCTTCAAGAATAGCATCTTTGTTATAAGTACCACTAGTAAACTCAATTACTTGATGCCCTAGAGCAAGTAATTGATCCTTTACTAATCCAAAAACAGCAGAGTTAGCTAACCCGCTTTTAGATAAGTAAATCTTCATTAGTCGATTACTTCTCCAAACAACTCTTTGAAGTTAGCTTGGGCAATCTCTAACTCAACTTTTTTGTTTGTAATAGATACAGAAATAGCATGATACTCTTGAGTCCATTTGTCAGCCTCAAAAGACTTACCAACAGTTAAAGAATATCTGTTATCAGGAGATTGGTCAAGCATTAAATCACGCTTGTCTTCTAATAACATCAAATCTTGGCTAATCTTGTCAACCAACCCTCTTTGTGCTACTTTAGCAGATTTTACAATACGATCACCACGGTCGCCAATGATAGAATCACCACTACGTTTGATTAATGATTCAAATGTACCTTTCTTAGCTGCTGCTTTTTTAGTAGCTGCTGTAGTTGTAGATGAATCTTTTTCATCAGTTTTTTTTGAAGCTGCTTTGCTCCCAGTTCTTGTTGCCATTATTGTTTTTTTTAGTTTTATTAGTTCTTTGATTAGTTAGTAAGGTAGAACTATTTAACCTTAATGTTTTTATTAAAAAAGCACCGATCCTAAGACCGGTGCCGTATGGGATTCCTCAACATAGACAATGTAGAAGCCTATTACAGCTCACAAGACATTTTCCGGTTCCTCTTCCTATATCCTCTTTCTGGACGTGACACTAAGACTTATACAGTCTATAGTTGAGGTGATTTTTCGTTATTCGCCACGGTATGAAAGAAAGAATCATACCATATAATCGGAAAGCTCCTGATAGCTACAATAATGTAGTCCCTCTATCAGGCCATTGTAAAAGTAGTAGTAAGAACCTTTTTCAAGTTTACCAGAATAATCGTACCGCAAGACCTCTTGGACGGTAGGCACCGTTGGATTTGACTCTTTCGAGGGAGTTCCGCCATTCAAAGTGGTAGTTCTCTTATAAACCCTTAACCTGAAGCAGATCAGGCACTACTACTTCTTATCTTCTTCCCAAGTAATACCTGGGCAGTAATCTTTTTTAACGGTCATTATATACTTCCAGAAGAAACCAAAGAAAGTTCCTAACTTGATACAACCTGCACCAATAACATCTATAAATAACCAAGTTATAAATCGAGATATTAATGAAGGTTTTCCTGACCTAGTTGGTAAGTAACATTTAACAGTATCATACAATTTGCTCAATATAAAAGCTAATATCACTATAAATATTATAGCTCCTAGTAATATACCAATACCTATCATAATGTTTACAAATCTCTCGTAGTAAAAATGATCTACAGTGTAGTTATACAATGAGTAAATCATCTTCCCGAACAAGTATACAAAGTAAATTCCTATTGGTAACAATAACCATTTAGTGTACTTAACGATAAACATAAACATAGCTTCTGTACGTTTTTTCTTTGCTTCTTTTCTAGCTTCTTCTTTACGATTTTCTTCTTGAATACGTTCAAGTAATTGAGCTCTTTCAAGCTGTATTTTATCGAATTGTGCTTTACGTTGTTTCTGTATATTTATAAGCTTTTCTTCCCAATTAGGAGTCTTATCTTTCCATACTTGAAATTGTTGTTTAAGCTTTTTTCTATCACAATCTTTAGTTGTATAATATACATCTCTACCATAATACTCTTCTTCAAAGAATCTGTAGTTATCAGCTTCTTCCTTACTATTATAGTTCCATCCGTTAAATATTCAACCTTGTATAATTTGGTCTTCATCCATAGATAAAGCTTTCCTTATAACAACTGGTTCAATCATTGATGAATAAAGAACATCACTAAGTTTATCAACTAACATTATGAAACCTTCTCCAAGCCATTTGAAGATCTTGATTAAAGGTACAATAGGTAAGATAAAAGTTACAAAAATGCAAAAGTTTGTCAACCAGAAATAGGGACAAAGATTAGAGAATAAAGGTGGATTACGAAACACATACTTTTGTAGTTTTCTATGCCAACCATTGGGGTTAAGTTTTACTTCCATGTTAAAGTTTAAAGTTTATATATTGTTTAATTATTGTCCCGAAGGGAAGCAATTCTCCTAAGACACTCTTTCGAGTAGCTTCAATCTTAGGCCGTGCTACTTATTGTATCTTAACGAAGGTGAACTAAATCAGCGTAGTTAAAGATAGGTATGTAGTCTGCATCCTTCATGATTTAACGAATCTGACCTGCAGAATCTCGCTCGTTCATTCGAATGTCTAACTGGCTTTTATAGCTAACCTGCACATGTCTTAGAGTACCTATAATCTCGCATTGAAGCATCTATGTTTTTCTATATTGTTGCATAGTAATAGCAGGCTTTCAGGTACATTTCTTCAAGTTTAAAGAAATATTTACGAGATCTCTCCTGGCCCCTCAATTATAGTTCGTCATTATCTTGAAAACAAATTCAATATTTGCTAATGACTATACTCATAAGTCTTTAATAAGTTGAACACCCACACCTACACATAGAGGTTCTTATACACTCAGATTTCACGATAGAATTTCTGTTTTATGTGATTTCGAATTATTCCTAGGCTTTATACATCGGAGTCTTAACACTCGCGTATGCCTACGGTATGGTTAAAAAGATGTTAAGGTTCTTTTATGTTCAATGTCTTGGAGAACCAGTACATCCTCTCTATTTCAATATCAGGGAGTTTGAAAGAACTTACCATTGGAACGATCAAGTTCTCTACTCTTTATGTCTGTTAATCGATACCCAAAGTATATAAGATGGCTGTACCTCGTACACAAAGTCTCATATTCTACCGAAAATTCTCCAATTCTTATAAGGGTGAGAGCTTTCCACTCTCATGCCGACTGGTTACGGTTAACCCGAGGGTACCCTTAATGTCTTCCAAAGTTATAGATATATGATGTATCTATTGTAGGACTACCTTGGTGTAAAGTTAACGATGTTGTTGTAACACCATTAATACTGTACACGTTAGTTCCTACTAACAATGTATCTAAAGTAGCTTTCCATTGCGTAATACTTCCTAAACCATTTATAGAGTTAACAGCTTTTTTCCATGTACCGTTTTGAGGTACAACGTCGATACTGTCAAGTCTTAAGTAGTGAGAAGATATAAAAGGATAAGTAACAGATAAAGAAGCTTGTGGTACACCGTTGATGTACACAAGTTTTTCTATCAAGTTCCATTCTCCTTTAATAGCAAGCTCTTCAGAGTTTAATATACTTTGAGTTGTCACATTATTTTGTGTATTTGTGACAGGAGTTGGTGATGTTTTTTTACTACAGCTCATTATTAATGAACACATTAGTATAAGGATTTTAAAGTTTTTCATGATACTAAAGTTTATGGAAGCTATATCTTATAGCTGATCCTGTTGTTAATGAACCTGTGTAATAAGTAAGATGTGTTGATGTAAGAGTTTCTATTGTGTAAGTTGTAATTTGTATAAATAACTTACCAGAACTAGTAACTTCCCAATCATTATTGATATCTGTGCCAGAAGTACCATTGATGCATTTTTTATATGTTCCAGTGGTTGCTGTAGAAGTAAACTCTATATGATAAACAGTTGAATCATTAAAGTATACTGTACCACCTGCTCCAGGTATAACAGTTCCATTAGATAATAACTCTTGTTTATCATAAGACCAATTTCCTACAAGTGATAACTCTGTTGAGTTAAGTGTTACTGCAGTACTATTAGACGTTGAACTAACAGGTGCAGGTGATGATTTTTTACAGCTTGTTAATCCAATTAGGATAGCTGCGATGAAAATAATTGTTTTCATAATACAAGTTTTTAAGTTTAAGATTATTAAAGATACAAAATACCCACATACTACCGATCTCGATAGTATGCAAGTATTATAGTTTTGCCATTTTTCTGCATTGTCTTACGCGTCTTTCAGTACTAATGTATTGTGGAGGCCACTAACTTTTGGCCGAAGTTATACCTCAGACGTTACACCTTCATTACTCGATTTGTAAAACCACCTGACTATCACAGGACGGGAATGGTTACCGTAGATTGGGATTTCACCAATGTCTTAAAAAAGGCCCAGTGTGACACAATGTCTATTCGGGCCTTTAATTTTACTGATTTAGATTTATGTTTCACGACTTACTCGCGTTACCCGGGAACCTTTGGGTCGATCCATATAAACAGATA